CTTCACGGGCGTCTCGTCGTGCCCGTCGTCCGTCGAAGTGGAATGATGCGAGGCGCGGAGCCGTAACCGACCCAACAACGGCGAGACAAGCCCCGGTGTGGACTAACGTCCTACCGGGGCTTTCTTTTTTCTGGAGTCTTCGCAATTCGCGAATCGCGAACGGCGCGAAGGGTGCCCTGCGACGAGAGCAGTCCAACGAGTTCGGGCAGGAGATGGACGGGGAGACGGAACGAGCCATCTATGAACCAGCGATCCGGACCCACCTGTTTCAGCTTCAAGAACTCAACCCGGCTCGGCTTTGCATTGCGCATGTGACCTCCTGTCATGGTTCGCTCTTCAGTCGATGGTGCAGCCACTCGGACATCTCCAACTTGGCGCGCGCCTCGTCCATGTAGTACCTGGGGAATGAGTCGCCGCTGTCGATGCCGTCGATGCCGAAAACCTTGCCGATCCAGTGACCACGGTCGCAGTACGCGGGGCGCGCTTCGAGCGTGACTATGGCGTGACCGACACGGTATTCGTGGCACCGATCCGCCGCGTTGTACGTCCATTGGAAAGGCATAGCTTGACCCTATAGAATCACGCCCCCGCGCTGGCTGGCTACAGTGTCAGTCGTCGCGGGGCGCTCAGTGGGCCATCGGGCCGTCAAGCTGCTCTCGAAAAGCCTATAAATGTAGGGCGAAAGCAAATTGACTACATGCTTTGGGAGCAGAGGGTCGCAGGTTCGAATCCTGCTGCCCCGACCATAAGTCTCTGATCCGTCAAGCAATAGCTTGACGGATCAGTAGCAGGTAGTAGCCGACAAACCACCCCTCTTGCACTCTGTTGGGCAAACCGTGGCCCACTGAAGTAGACTACCTTCCTAGATAGCCTGTTTGTGGTCCTTTGGCGTTTACAGACGCCCGGCTGAAGCCGATTGACCACAGTGCGGGTAAGCAGATGGTGACCAGACTGCGCCATGCCCTTCACGAGCTGGCGCTCAACTTCAGGAGCTGACCGTGAAATTTCCAACCAAGATCGACAAGATGGATGCGTTCTTCGCGCAGTGGCGCTACGACCGCACGACCCCCGCCAACAACATCGTCAACATCGGGCAGTACGGCCTCACCGCCAGTATCTCCACCGTGAACGAAGTCGCCTTCAACCTGCGCATGCGCTTCACCGTGGGCACCGTGCGCCACCGCCCGCGCAAGACCCTCGGCCACTTCATGCCCGGCCTTCCCGGTCAGTCCGTGGAGTACGGCATCGAGCAAGCCACGCATGACGCCGTGATTCAGCGTAAGCGCTGGCGCGATGAGGCCGAAGGCAAACGCGTCTTCGATCCGACCGCGATCCCCAACTTCGCCAAGTTCATTGACGAGTACGAGCTGGAGCGCGGCCGGAACAACCCGCTCGCCGCCCCGAAGGGCAAGAACAAACACAAGGGACTCTCCGACGACTGGAAAGAGTCGAAGCGCATGTTGCTCAAGATGTACGCGGACATCCTTCTGGTACCGGTGTATCAGATCGACAAGAAGATGCTGGTGGCGTGTCACATGAAATACCTCGATGAGCGGCAGGCGGAAGCCCGCAAGAAGCTCATCGCGGCTGGCAAGAATCCCGACAAGGCCAAGCGCCCCTTCACCACGATCCGCGCCACGCTCACGACCATGAAGACCATGTTCGATAACTACGGCGTCAACATGGACTACTGCAAGCCGGGGCTCATGAACGGCGTGCACTCCGGCGGCGCGGCCGAAGAGCAGCGCACGCGCATGGTGTTGCCGCGTGAGTGGCAGAAAATCTGTCCCGCTGCGGACGCGCTCAAGGATCACCGTGGCTTGCTGCCGCGCTTCTGGCTCTACACGGCGGCGCGCCTGTCCATGCCGCTGACGATGCGCTGGCAGGACTTGCGCGAGCGCAACTGCGGCACGCTCGATGAGCCGAACATGGTGACCGTGTGGTGCGTGCCTGCGGAGCACATGAAGGCGAAGTACATGGCGCTGTTCCCCATCGTGGGCAAGGCGAAGGAGCTGATCGAGCATTGCCGCGCGCTGGCCGGTGGGAACCCCGACAAGACCGCCCTGGTATTTCCTGAGAAGGCAATCACGGGCTGGAAAAGCACGCCGGATCGCACGAAGAAGAAAATCTTCGCCGCATCGGGCACGAAGGCGTGGACCGTGCACGACCTTCGCCGCACGATGGCGAGCGCCCTTGAGCGGGTGTGCAGCGTGGACAAGGCCGTGATCAAGAAGCTCTTGGCGCACAGCGACGGCGATACCACGGCGACGAAGGTGTATCTGGTGCTCGATGATGAGCTGGCCTCGGTCGGCGCGCTGGCGAAGCACATGGAGCGAATGCACGTCCTGTTTGACGACATCGAACATGGCCGCGTGACCCGCGACGTGCGCGAGTTCTATCGCATCCTCGATTCCTCGATGAACGTGGACAGCTACAAGAGCGAGTTCGGCGTGGATGCCGAAGAGTGGAAACACATCGAAGTCAATCCGGATCATCCCACCGCCAAGGTGCAGGCACTGCGGCCCGCCGCGCACGCCTGAATGCGAATGTAGGATGAACCCTGAGGGGCGCGAAAGCGCCCCTTTTTTTTTGGTCAAGTCAGTCATATCCTGACTGACAGCGGGCAGTAGCCCGCGCACGCAAATCCTCTCAAACGTCCCTTCCAAGGATTCCCCATGCAGGACACCTACACCGTCAGAGACCTGATGACGCGGTACAGCTGCGCCGCGTCCACGATTTACCGCTACATGAACACCAAGGGCTACCCGCGAGGCGGCAGCGGGCTCGGCTCTCGCAAGAAGATCGCCGGTGAAGAAGTCTACGCGTGGGAACTGAAGCACATGCCGTGGCTGCACCCGTCCGTGAACACGGATCGCGATGAGCGCGAGGCAGAGGAAGCGATGTGGAAGGGGATCAAGGCCGACCATGAGGCGCGGCTGGCAGCGGGGCCGGCGAAGGCGCGGGAGCCGGTGCCGAAGAAGGGGTGGGAGGATGTTCGCCGCGACGTGAAGAAGATCGTCGTACACAAGGGCGTGATCATGAAACCGCGCCACGGCAAGAAGCCCGTGGCGCGTACTGGGGCCTAGCGCTTTTTCTTGCCTCCTGATGGCGCGCTTCTCAACAGCTTCGAGGCGTACTCCATAGCATCCGCCTCGGGCAGTGGGACGCGCGCAATCAGGAGCTTCATTCCTGGCTGGCTGTACTCACGTACCTCAATGATCGTGTTCAACTCATCGTCCGTCATCGGAGGGATGAGGTCCACGGGCTTGCAACGCAACGCCTTGGCGATGGCCTTCAGCGTGTCCTCAGAGGGAAGGCTGCGCATCGACGTATAAGAACTGATGGCGTCTCGCGAGAGACCGACCGCTGCCGCGAGCTTCGCTCCGGACAACTTCTGAACCTTCAATCGCTCTGCCAAGTTCTGTGCGAATACCCGTCGCTCCTTTGTCGGGCCTGTACCGTCTGCTGTGACTCGTCTATTCAATTTTCCAGCTCCTATTATCTAGTTAGATTCGTTTGTTAGTGGGACGTTGGAACCCCTCGCAAACGTCAAGCCATGGCTTGATGTCAGTCAGAGTGCCACAACCTGCTATTGCCTGCTAGAGCCCGCTATATCTAGTCCTTTACGGACTGAGACATTTGACCACTTGTATTCCCCCTAGGAGGGCTCCTGCCGGTCAGATGACAAAATTTTAAGGGTTCTCAGAGCCTTACAGGGCGTCGTCTGACGATGCCATTGACCGACGACTGACATCGGGCTGACATATCGCGGTCACAAGGGAGGCGGTATGTACGAAGTTCGGTTCAACTACGAGCGCCTGCGCGAAGACATTCGCATTCCGCTCACGCAACTGCCGGAACTCTTCCACCAGCTCTTCGGAGCGAAGCTCACCAAGCAAGCCATTCACGCTTGGTTTAAGACCGGCTCCATCCCCCTCGAACGCCTATTGCAAATCCTGACGTTGGTGCGCTTGGAGTCGAGCCGCCGCTTGGACATCTGGCGGTACATCGAAGTCCCCGTCGCCGTGAAGTCGCGCAAAGCGGCTTAAGCCATGCGCGTCCCCATCCTCGATGAAGCCCATTGGTATGCCATGCGCGACCTCTGCACGGGCGCGTCCGATGTCGCGAACCTATTCGGCTGCGGCTACAAGTCACGGTTCCAGTATTGGCACGAGAAGAAGGGCGACCTCGCCCGCGAGGACTTCACCAACAACGAGCGGGTGATTCTCGGCCGGTGCCTGGAGAACGGGATCGCCGTCGCCGCCGGGGAGCTGTTCGGCTACAGCCTCGTGAAGTCGGCGGCGCACTACACCGACGACACCATCGGCGGCTTGCTCGGTGCAACGCCTGACTACTGGCTCGATGTCGAAGATGCCGGCACCGTGGTCGAAGTCAAAAATGCCTCGTGGGGATCGTTCAAGGACGATTGGATCATTCACGAGGATGGCTTCGTGGAATGCCCGCTTCGATTCCAGTTGCAGGTGCAAGCGCAGCTCGCTTGCACTGGCGCTGAGAACGGCATCCTCATCGCCCTCATCAGCGGGGATCGCATCGTCCGCTGCTTCCAACCACGGCATGAGTCGGCCATCGCCGCCATTCGCGAGAAGGTGGTGGAGTTCCACGCCTCCCTCGAAGCGAACGAAGAGCCGCCCGCCGATATGCCGCAGGACTTTGATGCTGCCAAACAGGTTTGGCAGGGCGGCGCGGGCAAGGTCGATATGCGCGGCGATCACCGCATCGAAACCTGGCTCCACTCAATGCGCGAGCTGCGCGACACCGCGAAGGCGGTGGAGTCGGACATCAAAAAGATTCAAGGCGAAGTCTTGGCGTACTGCACGAGCAACGGGCTCGCCTCCATCAACGCAGACGGTGGACGCATCTCGTGCAAGTGGCGTGAAGAGAAGCCCTCCCGCTTCGTTCACTTCAAGGCGCAGCCCGCTCACAACGAGCTGCGAATCACGGTGCCATGATGGAACAGCCCGATATGTTCGACCTCGCGCGTTCACGCATTCTTCGTGATGAGGCGTTCAAGCAAAACGAGGATGGTGCAGGGGAGTGGAAGGGGGCGGCACTCACCGCATTCATCCAATTCGCCAACGCCCGTAGCAACGTCAATCAGCGTGACCTATTCGGCGGCACGCCGGGCACCACGCGCTTCATCACCGAAGACTTCCGCCAGTGGTGGATGAACCGTCCTAACTATCGTGAGCCGCGTCACCCAAACGCATGGGGCGCGTTCACGGTGGCACTCGCCAAGGCCAAGCTCATCCACGCCACCGGCTACGTGCGCCCCTCCGCCTCCATCAAATCTCACGCCCGCAAAATGCTGGAGTGGGAGATCAATCAGGCGAGCGCGAGCTGATGGCGCGCCGCCGCTACTCCCGTGACTTCCGCCACACGCCGAAAGCTGCGCAGAAGTGGGTGGATGGCAGCGGCGCGGCCTCTCTGCTCTCCCGACAGCGCGCGCTCTACATGAACCTGGGGCTCGATGCCCCCGGTGGCCGGATCATCTGGCGGGAGCGGCAGATGCAGGCGCTCGTGATCGAGTACATCGACAAGAAGTATCCGCAGGTTGGCTCGCTCTGCTTCCATGTGCCGCTCGAACTACTGCGCCGCGAGAAGCACACCGCCGGAATGTTCCATGCGCTCGGCGCTCGCGCCGGCGTCGCTGATGTCGTGTTGCTGGTGCCGCGTGGCGCTTATCACGGCCTGCTCATCGAGCTGAAGGTGCCGCCGCGAAGGCCCACCGATTCGCAGTGCAAATTCCTTGAGTCCGCCCGCCGCGAGGGATACGCCGCGTGCTGGTGCGACTCCATCAACACCGTCATGCGCCTCATCGACGCCTACCTCACGCTTCCGCAACGCGCGACGTTGCTGGAGCTGATGCCACCAATGGAGACCTTCCATGAACTCGGTCATTTCAGCGAAGCCCGCATCACCCATTGATAACCTGCGCACCCAGCTGTACCTGCCCTCGATGCGGGAACAGTTGAAGGCGGCGTTGCCTCCGCATGTGACGGTGGAGAAGTTCTTGCGCGTCGCCATGACGGCGGTCCAGCAAAACCCGGACTTGCTCAACAAGGATCGCGCCAGCCTGTTCGCCTCCATCGTCACGAGTGCACAGCTCGGACTACTCCCGGACGCGCAGCTCGGCGAAGCGTACTTCGTGCCGTTCAAGGGCAAGGTCCAGCTGATCCCCGGCTATCGCGGGCTGCTTAAGCTCGCGCGCCAGGGTGACATCGGCTTCGTGGAGTCGGAGGTCATCTGCGCCAACGACAAGACGCTCTATGTGCTCGGCGACAACTCGCACTTCGAGTCGATGGTGCACTGGCAGGACCGGGGCGAGATGGTGGCCGTGTATGCCGTCGCCAAGTACCGCGACGGCGGCATCTGCGCCCGCGTGGTGATGACCAAGAAACAGGTGGATGACATCCGCGCGCGTTCACAGGCGGCGAACGGCCCGGCGTGGACGGACAACTACGAAGAGATGGCGAAGAAGACCGCGTTGCGCCGGCTCGCGAAGCTGTTGCCGCTGTCCACCAACGCCGCCAGCGCCTTCCGGGTGAGTGAGCTGAGTGAAGAGCTGAACCGCTCGGCGAACGTCATCGAGGGTGAAGTCGTCAGCGATGAGGCTGATCAACCAATCCCAGCATCACCCACGGCCGCGCCCAAGCGCCGCAAGACGGCGCTGGATGCCATCTTGAGGCAAGAGGCCACCCCGTCAGTCGCCGCCGACCGCACAGCGCCTGACAGCGCCGCAGGGGGTTTCGAAGTAGACCCTGACACCGGGGAAATCATCGGGGACGGTGATGGGTCGGCGGCGGCTACGGGTTCTTGAGGGTGCCGCGCTCAAGGCGTGCACCTGTTTCGTGTGCCGTGAGGTAGGGACGGTGGCGGTTGACGTGTTCCCGTACTGGTGGGGAGCCGCCATAGGGCACCGGTGGTGTCACTCCACCTGCGCAGAGCAATACCGGAGAGGGCTAGCCGCCTCTCAACGAAAGCGAACAGCTGGGGGTTGCAAACAAGCGGCCCCGGCAAGGGGACCTGAGTAACGGTGACGGTGGTCATCTGGTTTGCGGCGGCTGCACATGGCCGGGAAGGTACTGCAAACCGACTGACAGAGCAAAAACGTGAGGGAGGACGCGCCACATGGCACCGCGACCTCACGGGGATTCCTACAGCGGGGGAGCCGGGAAGTAGGACGCGCCGCAGGGTGAAGCCGGCAGGGCGCGAAAACCGGCAGTCGGGACCAACGGCTGAGAGCTGCTGACGCGGGTGACGCGCCCATTGGGCAAGCCACCAAGACCCGGACTCCCCGCCTCGTGTGGGAGGTCCGGGTTCGGCCAAAAGTTGCAGGGACAGGCTCAACAACCCTTGAGCAAGTCAGTCGGACAAGTAGATAGGACAAATTGGATGCAAGGAAATCTTTCCAACCGCAAAGCGGAAACCAAGACGCCCGAAGGGCGGAACTCTTAAAGGGAGCTGACCGTGAAAGCCACTGCCGAATCGAAGATCATCCAGCTGAAGCACGCCGTCAAAATCCATGGCACTGATGCGGTCTCCGAAGTGACCACGATCACGCCGGAGGATGCGACTCGATGGCTTCAGGCCAATTGCAAGAATCGCCCCGTGCGTAAGCGCCATGTGGAATTCCTGGCGAACGAGATCAAGAACGGCAATTGGCAGGTGAACGGGCAGCCCATCATCATCGCCGACAATGAACAGGTGCTCGATGGTCAGCATCGGTTGCTCGCCGTCATCGAGGCCGGGATGTCGATCAAGACGATGGTGACCTACGGCATTCCGGAGTCGGCGTTCGCGACCATCGACACGGGCGCTGTGCGGACCTCTGCGGATGCGCTGTGTCTGCACTTCGAGGAATACCCGCAGATGGTGGTGAAGGCGGTCGCGGCTGCCGTGCCGTGGTTGAAGCAACTGGAGAAGGGCTCCATCCACCACGGGCGCACGAAGATCAGCAACACCGAAGTCATCCACTACGCCAAGGATCATCTTCCGATGTTCGAGCGGGCGGGCACGTTGCTGCACTACCCGAAGGACAACCGCCCGATGTCGATTGGCGTCGGCACCGCCTTGTACGAATTCTTCGCGCGCAAGGATGAGGAAGCGGCGGATAAATTTTTCGAGTCCGTGTTCACCGGCGAGAACTTGGAGCGCGGTGATGTTGAGTTCGTGCTGCGCGCCGCGTTCCAGAAGGATGCACAGCGCGTGTCCTCGAAACTGCCCCTCAACGTGAAGGCGCGCATGACCATCAAGGCGTGGAACTGGCGTCGTCGCGGCCGTGGCGATCAGGCGACCTCGCACACCATCTCCATCTCCGCCACCGAAGACTCGAAGCTGTGGGTCTTCTGATGAAGTGCACGGAGTACGCCGCCGCATATACCGCCACACGGAAGCGTGCGCGAAACAGACAGCCGCAATGGACGGATGTCGCGGTGGCCTACGACGCCGGCCTTCGTCACGCCCTGTCACTTTCCATACATCAACAACGGCACACCATGCGCCTTATGCGCGTGTTGCATGCAGCCAACCGAGAGGCCACCACATGAGCGCATCAGTCCTGTTTCCGAAGACGTACCAGGGCAAGGAAGACCCGTCCGGATACCTTGCCCGCAACGACAAGCCGACCTCGCGCAGCTCGCCGGGATGGCGCGGGCGGGTATGGGTATCGGAGCCCGGATGGCACTGGGTTTCGGGCTGGCTCGTGCATCCGCGCGAACAGGAAAAACCGTTGTTGAATCTGAAATTACGCGGACTCACGGATCAGGAAGCGACCCAGTATTGCGCGCCAAAAGGGCGTGGCAATCCACCCCCACGCCAAACCTCCGAAAGCCATGGCGGTGGCCGTCAGTCGGCACCGCCCGACACCGCGCCCGCCCAGTATGGGGACGACGACATCCCCTTTTGATCCAGTCTGGTTCTGCCGCCTTAGGTCAACTGCTGACAGACTACCTATCGCGTCAAGCGCAAGGTCAAGTCCCGCTTTTACTTTTGCTACACGCTGGGATAGATTCGGCGCGTAGGACACCCCGCACAAGGAGAGGAATACATGAAGATGGTCTGTGAGGTAGATGGATGCGGCGAAGAGCTGACCGAAGGCACAGGCTCCAAGGGTGGGCCGATGATGTGTCCCAGTTGCCGCACCAGCTCTTACTACTGGAAAAAGCAAAGCCTCCCGGCAATGCGAGTCAGACATGAAAAACTTCAATTGTTCTCACACCGCATGGAGCACTTCGATCCGCGCGTCACTCAGATAGTGAACGCCGCCAAGAAATCCGTCGCCGAATCACGGCAACGGGCAAGCGCCGCCAGTACCGGCTCAAAAGCGCACTGATCCACACACATATATATAGGAGCTGAACCCAGTGAAAGAAGTCGATGGTCTCATCAATGCTAAGAGGCCCAAGCCCGCTGAACCCAAGCCTTCACCGAAAGATTTTGTTTGGCCGAAGCAATCCGATCATGACGACGTGGTAGCCAAGAAGATCGCCGCGTCGTTGCAGGAACTACTCCCCGCCCGCGAATGGACTCACTCACAGCTTGCTCGTGAGCTGTGGGGCACGGATCACGAGGGCAAGGTGCGCAACATCGCGAAGGCCCGTGGCTGGCTTGTCGCAGATCACCCGATCCCCAACGAAGAGCACGCGGCCTATCTAGCGCAGGTGCTCGATGTCTCGATGGCGAGACTGCTGGAACCGGAGGGCAAGTTCAGTCCTCACCCGCCCCTGATCCGCAAGCGCTCACCGAACGGTGTGAACTTGTCGAAGATGGGTAAGAAGAAAAAGAAGGGGACCGTGAAGGCGGACAGGACGCCAAGCGGCAAGGACCGGGAGAAACAGCGGGAGTACAACGCCGCGTACAGAGCGAGATTGAAGAAGGCCAAAGCGAAGACGAAGCGCCCGTACGTGAAGCGCGTTCACACCAATGGCTCCGGTGCGCCGGTCGAGCACGACCCAAGCGCGTGGATACTGGAGGAAGGCGTGCCGGTCCCGACGTATGAGATGTCTTCGCACGAAGAGATTCCCAATCACGTCAAGCTCACCATCGACGCTGTTGTCCCTCAGCCGCGCGCGATGGCGATCCTGCACATGCTTGAGCATTTCGCCCCGGCAGAGGAAGAAGACTGAACGATGCGCCGCCTTGAGCTTGCTGGCAAACGCTTCGGACTCCTGACGGTCATCCGCCAGGACGCCGGCGCGAGCGCCAGCAACTCAACATGGTGGCTTTGTCAATGCGATTGTGGTCTCACTTGTCTGCGCCAAGGCAAGCGCCTGACGATGAAGACTGCGGCCGGGTGGGTGCACTCTTGCGGTTGTCGCGGTGCGCTCGCCCACCGGATTCGAAAAGGTTTTCGCAATACGGTGAATCCACGCTTACAGGCGATTCACCGCCGCTGATACCACTACTGACAGTCAGTCGGATGTTCCACATGGAACATCGGACGAGGGGATTCCATGGAAACAGGAATGATGACCATCAACCTGAGGGTGCCGTCCGTAATGATCAAGAAACTGACGCGGCTCCCGCCGCCACAAATTCTCATCGAACGTGGGCTCGAAGCGCTGACCGGCAAGCCGGTGCGCAAGCTGATGCGGACGAAGAGCGACATCGGTGAGATGCTGGGGCGCGACGCAATCTACATTTCGTTTGGTGAAACGGGGGATGAGGTGATGGTGCTGCACACGTTAGGGTCTGACCGCGAGGTCAGTAACAAGCTCATCACCACTGGAAAGCTGCTGCGCGGACGGGCGCGCCGCAGCTGAGGGATGAGCCGCGCTCTGCTCGAACAGGGCGCGGCTCGAACTTATGAGCATCGTCATCGACGACAACATCGTAGGCATGTGGTACGCGGTCACCGGCGAGATGGACGACTTCATGATGGCCGTCAGCCGCTGCGACGAGGGTCTTCAGATCATCTACCGCCATCGCTACTACGCGTCGCTTGATCCGTGGGACGAGAAGGATAGGAAGAGCTGGCATCGCATGATCACGTCGCAGAAGGACGAGGCCAAGGCTATCGAGACCGCGCGCGAGATGGTGGGCGGCGTCGTCGCCATTGCCATGAAGATGGGGCGGGTGAAGAGCCATGGCGAGATATACGAGATTCTGCGCGGCGACAGGACCGTTGAAGAATTTGCCGCAGCCCTGCGCGCCGCGCCGTTCGCTCACTCCAAGGTGCACACCGTCCAATGATCACCATCGAAGAAGCCCGCAAGTACCGCGAAGACGCGGAGGCCACCATCCTGGCCGTGCTGCAACGGTTGTCAGTAGTCACCGGGTTAGATATCGCCGAAGTCAAGATCATGATGTACGTAGATGCCACACAGGACGAGTTGCCGCAGCGTCGCGTGCACGCCGTTCGCATTGATCTGGCGGTGTGATGAATCCCGAGATACGCATTTGTACGTGGTGCGAAGAGCCCATCGAGCACAACGAGACGATTGACCCCTTCTTCATCACGCCAATGCACCCGGAGTGCGGCGTGCGCGCGATCATGGGATCAATCGCCCACATCGAGGGGCGTTGCAGCTGCGTCGATCCCGACAACCACGAGACCGACCCTCCAGAACTGACACGCCGCGAGGCGGCAAAGCTCGCGTTCGCGGCGTGGCAGAAGTTGGGCTACGAGTTCCCGCGAGAGTAGATCAGTGATCGACGCCGGCCGCGCCAGTCAGGCGCATCAGGCACGGGATCAGGTGGATGAGCGCGAGCAGGATCACCGCCCAACACAGCGGCGGCTTGCCTTTCCAGCAATGCAGCACGGCGATGATGAGCGCGGCGAGCGCCAGCAAACAGAATAGTAAAAACATGAGACCTCCTACGTGATGGTGCAACCGAACCCTGCGGTATCGAGCACGTTCGGCGACTTGGCCGCAACGCGCACTTCGTTGCTCGTGGTGGCTGCGGTCAGGTGAGCCGCGCCGTTGATACGACCGGCGACGATGGCGGCGGCAGCTCCAGCGCTCGTGCCAATCGGGATCGCGATGCCGCTGATGTGACGCGCGATGCCATCGCCGTTCACTTCGTAGTCCACCTGCACCACGCGCGCAGCGTCGGCCACGCCCGCGAAGATCAGGTTGGGGAACGACACTGTGACCGACAGCACAGGCGGCACGACCGGGGCTGGCGGCGTGGGCACGTCAATGCGCGGAGCGGCGGCGATGTCGGCCGCGCCGCCATCCGCATCAGCGCCCTTCGAGGTCGGCGAGCTGGTGGGCGCGGCCATGCCCGATCCTGGCTGGAACTCGCCACCCAGCGACGGCACCGCATACGCCTTGTCGTTGCCCGCGTACGCAGGATCGGCGGGCACCGCAGCGGCAGAGGCATAGCCGCCGGGTGATGCCCGCGTGTAGGCCGTGTCGCCCGTGCGAAACGGTGGGGTAGTTTGGTCGATCATATGAACTCCTACGATACCGAGAGGTTGAAGGCGGTGAGGTTACCGCCGATGCCAATGACATGCACCGATCCGCCGGTGCCATCGGCGTCGAGCCCAACTACCGCGTCGATGGCGTTGCGCACCTTGGCGGCGATCTGCGACCCCGTGTCGCCAGACGCGATGCCGATGTGCAGCTGCTGACTCGGCCCGCCGTCAATGGCGTACATGAGCGTGACGATGGCGTTGCGCGAGGCCGGGCCGCTGAAGCTCGCGTTGCCGTTGTTGCCGGAGAGTGTGTTGCCGCTGACCGTGACGCCCGTGGGTGGCGGCGGCGCAGGCGGATCGGCAGCTGGCGGCGGATTCGGGTTGTTCTGATCGAGCCCTTCCTTTGGCACCTTCCGCCATGGGTACAGGTTCAGAACACTAGTGTTGTTGGCGGAGCGCCCCGGCCAAACTACTGGCGGCGTCGGCACGACAGGTGGCGTCACCGTGATGACGGACACCGCATCGAGCTTCGCCTTGCCGCCATCGGCCGGCGCGCTCAAGAGTGCCGAGTGAACCGGGGCGAACTCGCCGCCGAGTGACGGCTTCGTGTACGCCTTCGTGTCGCCGTATGACGGATCGGTGAGCGCCGTAGTCGAAAGCACGCCACCCGGCGGTGCCGCGACATACGCGCTATCAACCAGCTCCGGCGGGACTGCGCCCGTGTCGGCGACGTGAGTCAGTTCGAGGTCTCTCATGGTCCGTATCTCCGTTCAATGTTTTTTTGGCGGCGTTCGCTTTCGCGTTCCGCGCGCCGCTGTTGCGCTGGTGTGCGATCTGCGGCCTTCGCTTTCGCATCGGCCGAAGCGCGCTCGCTGGCGGTGACCGGTGCCATCGTCTCGGCGAACGCTTCTTTCCAGCCGCGCGAGTTGATCTTGCTCGTGGCGATCCATCCGAGAGGGCCGGTGACCTTTGCCATCACGGCGACCGGCGTCGCGGCCATGCCAACGGTCAGATCGTAGAAGGCTCCCCACGCCTTGCGTTCGTCAAGGTTCGTGTTCTGGCTGTTCTGGTCGCGTCCTGGCCCCCATCCCTTGCCCATCTTGGTTACTGCGTCTAGATAGAACGCTGGCACGGCACCGACAGCGAGCCCCGAAAGGTCGCGATCAAATTTGAATTTCGTGACGTAGTTGAGCGGCGTGGTCAACATGCCCGTGAGGCCAGCGCGATCCGCCGCTTCGACCACATCGAGCACTGCCTTGAAGTCTTCCGGCTTCTGCTTCTTCTCATCGCGGTCGGGGTCGTCCCAATACTCGCGGGCCATCTTCGCGAGCATGCCAAGTCCGGTGAGCATCGCGGCCATGTACGTGGCCTGAAAGATCGCCACCGCCTTCGCGCCGCCGCCTCTCTTCCCGCCGATGATCTTCGCCTGTCGCACGAGCACGTTGCGCTGATAGCTCATGTTGAAGTTGGTGATCGAAAAGACGAAGCGGCCGGTACGCCCGAACGACAGCCGCGAGCGATCCACGCGCTGCGTCTGCTGGATCGAGTAGCGCAGCATTCGAGAGATGACACCGGCGTAAACTGTCTTCATCTCCGCGTCGCCAGTTTCCAACAGTTGCGTTGAGGTCGGGCGACCCTTCGGCATCGTTCGCACGAAAGCGGCGAACTCATCGCGCTGACTCGGCGGGACACCGAACTCGTTGAACACCGCCAACGCCTCGGTCTTTTGCTCTGCCGTGCCGCTGGCCCATGACTCGGCGATGAAGTGGGTGTAGTCCATCAGCGTATGCGTTGAGCCGAAGTTGCCAAGGTTCGTGAGTGGATGCACGAGACTCGTGTATCCGAAGCCCGCGCGCATCCGCTGCAACAGCGGCTGGTTGCCGTACTCCATGCCGGAGCGATTGGCGATGATGGTCTCGTTGACGCTGGAGGCGGTGATGCCTAACAGCTCCATGACAAGGTTCAGTTCCTTGCGGTCAGCGCCGCGCAGGATTGGTAGATAGGAATACGCGAGGGCTTTCCATCCATCGACCGCGCGGCCGGTCACCGCGGCCGTGTTGAACGGCTCCGGGACGTTCGTGAATACCGCCTTTGAGAGCATCTTCATCTGCGCGAGCGAGAGCAACCAGTTTGCAATCGTGTCGGCGGGGCTCGTGAAGTTGCCGGTCTGGCCGAACGCCACCTTGATAGAGTCGTCAATGGCTTCGAGGTCTTTCGGATCGAGGCCGGCGGCGAGCAGTTCGTTGCGGGCCGCGAGCAGTTCCTGATTCTCGTTGCCGAACCGCTTCGCGTACTCGGAGCGATAGGCCGTTGTCGCGATGGAACCCTGCAAGGCGCGGATCGGGTTCTGCATGTAGAAGTCGGACAGCACCACGTCAGCGGCCGGACCCAAGACGCGACTCTTGGTGTACTTGGTCTTCGGCGTCGAGCGATCCGGCACGTACAGGTCAGGAACCTCGATGGCGTATAGATAGGCTTCCGCCTGTTCCGCAGCGTCACGCCCGGCAATCTCCGCCATCTCGGCTCGCACGGCGGCGAGACGCTTCTTCGCACCCGCTGCGGCGCGCGGCACCGGGACTCCGCGCTTCTCGGCGGCATCAGCGGCCTTCGCCAAGTCTTCGAGCTTTTTGGCCTCGCGCTGGAGTCTCTGATGCTCTGCCAGATTGTTCATCTGATACGCGAGCGTCGCTTGTTCAAGGAACTCGGCGCGGTTCTCGTCAATCTTTTCCTTGTTGAGCACGCGCGCCATGTGATTGCTCACGTAGCCCATGTCGATGCCCGCATCGCGGTTCTTGTAGTACAGCTGATCGGCGAGCTTGCGCATAGCGAGCGCCGCCTTCTGAATGTTCTCCGGTGGGCGCGTGGCTTCGGGTCGCGCAACGAGCGACTTTTCGATGCGCGCGATGTAGCGGCGCATGCTCGCGGCTTCCGTCGTCTTGTTCCGGTCGCCTTCGAGAGTCGCAAGTTCCGACTTCAGGAAGTTCAGGTGTTCCGTCATCTGCGCGCGTACCTGTTCGGTCGGGCGCGTGAATTCCTCGAACAGCTGCTTCATCTGCTCTTCGTTGCTCTGATCGAGCTGATGAGTCTCGATGATGCGATCCATGACCGAGAGCGCCTTCTTCATCTCGCGGTCAATGTCTTCCTGCGCCGTGAACTGCTGCGCCTCGTCACGCGCACCGGGGTTGGTGGCGATCTTCGAGAAGAGTTTGCGCAAGAGCTGCTGAACCTTCGGGTTGTCGCGGTACTGCTCAATCATCGTCTGCGCGCGGCCGGTCACGGAGTAGCCCGCGAACTTGCCCCAGTCCGACAGCGCCTTGCCACTGCCGCGCATTCCTTCCACGGCCTGCGCCACGGCGCTCTTCGTGAACAGATTCTTCATCGAGATGGCGAGATTCACGAAGTCATGCTTCGTCGCTTCATACACGCGGCGGAATGCGTTCATCTTCGGGTCAGACAGCGCCGCCACGTAAAGCTCTTTCGAGAACGCCGTCTCGCCAGGAATGCGCGAGGACACAGTGTCGCCGGTGAAATACTGCTCATCGCTCAACGCCGCGAACAGATCGTCATAGCGCTGAAAGATCGCTTCGCGCTCACTCTCGTTCGGGTACACGAGTGCCATCAGTCGATCAGAGTTGTTGTTGTAGAAGTCCGGCGAGCCCGACAGGAATTCGACGCCAACTTGCTGGCCGACGCGGTTGCCCATCCAGCTCTCGCCGGCGCGTGCCAGCATTTCGGCCGGCAGCGAGAAGTATTTTTGGCCGGTGAGCTGGTCAATGTATGCGGAGCCCTGATGAAACTTACTGGCACGCGTGCTGAGTAGTTTGTGAACGTCCTGCTGCGTCTGCTCCCATGCCTTCTTGGCCTTGTCCACCTCGGCCTTGTGCGTCGCCAGCTCCGCCTTTGCCTGCTTCGTGCGCGCGCGAAGGGTGTCGGCTGCCTTCTGTGCGCCGGCTGCGATGAATGGCGTCTTCGAGGCGGCAGCGGTCTTCTCGTGCTCCACGGCGCGGGCTTCCCGGCTGGCCTCGTCGTCAAGGATTTCCTTCGTGCGCTTGAGCTTCGCTTCCGCCTTCTGGAGTTGATCGAGCTGCGCGGCCGAAACCATGGTCAGGCGCGCCATCTCCTGCGCCGCTTTCTCGTCGGCCAGGAACATGGTCCGCATCAGATCGGTGAACGCGGTGCGAATCTTCGGCGGCAGCGCTTCGAGCGGGTTGCGCGTGTAGTCGGCGAGTCCGGAGACACCAAGGTCATGCGACTTCGTGTAGCGCATGAGTAGATTGAGGTCGAGCGCGTGAATCCACTCGTGCGTGAATGAGTCGGCGCGGCGGGCGAGGGCGAGCGTGGACGCGTCGAAGCCCTTCGCGAAGTTCCACGAGAACATACCGCGCGTGCCCTTGTTGCCAAGGGAATGCTTGAGCTGCAAGGTGAGCTTGCCGTTGAAGCCCATCGACTGACGCGGCAGCCCCATGGCATTCGCCATCGTGTGCAGGTTGTTGTACGCATCGAGCATTGCATCGAGCGCTTCACGCGGCGACATCTTGGGGTCAATCGTGATGCCCTTGAAGTCGAAGTGCGTCTTCATCTTCTGCGTGGCAAGACGCATCTGCCGCGATAGCGGCGCATTCTGAATGCGGCGGATCAGCGTCTCACGGCGCTCAAGAGATTCCGGCGACGGCATGTCCTGGCGCGGCCCGGTGAACTCCGGATCGGTCGGCGCGAACAGATCACGCCACATCGCGTCGAAGTTCGAGCGGCCAAGTTCCTGATCACGCTTCGGCGCAATCGGCGGCGTCTTGCTTTTCGCCATCTGCGCGCGCTGATCCGCCGCGCGCTTGGCGGCGATGCGTCGCAGCGGATCATCGGGCGGCGTGCTGGAGTCCTTCGGCGCTTCGCCCTCAGGCACCGTGCCCGTCTTGCCCGCAAGATTTTCCGACGCCTTGTCGCCAAGCTCCTGCACCTCGATGCCGGCGGTGCTTGGCGCTTCTTCTTCGGCGACGCCTTCATCGTGGATCACCTGATCGGGATGAAACGCGATGTACCAATCAGGCTGGCCCATGCCGGTGCGCAGGTGAATGCCATCGAAGCCTTGCCGCTCAAGCTCTGCGCGGTGAGCGCGCCACTCTTCCTTCGAGTCGAGGGTTGGGAGCGTGTCCTGCGTGTAGAGCTTGGGGTTGCGAAGGTCGAGATTCGCGGGGCGCGGTGGGCCGTAGCGCGTCGCTTCGTCCTTGCTGACGGTGTGATAAACGCCGAGTGAGGCTACTGGCTTTTGGGTGGCGTGACCAAGCGCTTCGTCTGTGAAGTCGCGCGCGGATGTCTCTTCAGTGCTGCCGCGCCAAATCGTGCGCGGCTCGCCGTCCTTGTTACGGACGGCGGTCTTTTCCCGCCAGCCTACCGCCGGGGGTTTGCCGTCTGCGGTGCGCCCACTTACTTCTCGTTCATCGCGTCCACTGTTTCGGGCGTCAGCCCGTTCTCGCGCTGCACTTCGGCGCACGCCTGCATCAGCATCATCACCCTTCGTGGATACGTGCTGCCCGGTGGCAACTTGTCCGCGAGTGCCTGTATCGGCGGCGGGAGCGGTTCGTTTTCCGAAGAGTCGTTCGAGTTCAGCTTCATCGACTTGTCCTTCTTCAACTTCGATTCCTTCACTCTTCAGTGTACCGCGCTTGGCCTTCGGCGCGATGCCCGGCTTCTCACTAGGGGCCGCCATATGTTCAGTCGGCACAGCGGCCACGGGCGCAACCTTGTCGAGCCAGCCACGGATGCGCGCGCGCGCGGTGTCCTCGCCCTTCTGGTGTGTGCCGTCTTCGGCGACTGGCTCCACGAGCGCGCGCATCTTCTTCGCCGCGTACTGAAGCGCTTCTTCGTGCGTCGGGTAGACCTTGCTGTGGCCGATGGGCGTCTGTGTGCCACCCGTGGGCGTCGAAACGCCGTAGCGCATCTTGAAGCCGCCGTCAGTCGGCACGACTTCAATCTCCGCATCAGGGCCGCCTTTCCATCCCTTCTTGCGGCTGGGTAGTTCGAGCCGCGTGGGAGTCGTGGGGGCAGCTCCGCCCGCCGGGGGTTCCTGCACCGTGGTTGAACCTTGCTGTGTTTGGGGCACAGGTGCCGGTTCTGGAACTGTTGGTGCAAGAGGGGCGGGCGGAGCTGCCTTTTTCTGTCGTGTCGTTTTCGCGACTGGCAGATCACCGATGCGAGTAACGCTCTCGGGTTTCTGCGACGCGCTGAAGTTGTTCGCGATGATCTGTTCGGCGCTCGCGCCTGTCTTCAGCTGCGCGGAGATGTCCACCACATCAGAGCCACGCGCAATGAAACCCGTTCCGTCCGGTCGGACGACGACCTTCACGCGTTCAGTCTGCGGCCCTTCTGCGGTAACCGAATCGGCGACATCGTACACGCCAGCGCGCTTGTCTGTCGCTGGCGTAGTAGTTAGCGGTCCGGGCGCGGGAGCTGCGGCAGCGGCCGGAGCTTCTGGCGGCGGAGGCGTGGATGCCACCCCCTGACCCGTTTCCCCTATAGGAGCTGAAGCCTTCGGGGAGTTTGAATCAGGGGGTGGACTACCGCTTACAGGCGGCGCGGCCATTGTATCAGCCGGCGCGGCCGGAGGTGGCGCGGGCTTCGCTTCGGCTTTCGCCGCCTGCTCCTTTTGTGCCTGCGCTTTCCGATCTGCTGCTTCGCGCAACAGAGCATCTTCCTTGCGACTGTCAATCGCGGACTTGATCGCGTGCGGCGCATGTGTCGCCGTGGCCTGCGCGCCGCCCATGAGAAGCGACGTGAGCGACGTTTCAGGAGCTTCACTCGCCGCTTGAAGAAGCCCCTTCTTTACATCGGCGAGCGAGCCTTGTCCCTCAGGCTTTTCAAGAACCGCTTGCGAGATGTCGCCGACCGCTTGGTCAATGTTCTCGCCAGGAATGTCGAAGAGCAGATCGCCGAACAGGCGTGACGCAAAGCTCGCTTCCGGTTTGAGCAACTTCGAGAACGGCAGTAGTTCGGTGAGACTGCCGGAGGCTCCGCGCAAACGGCTGTGGAACAGCGCGCGCTCAATGTCATTTTGGCGCTGCGCGGTCAGCTGTTCAGGTGTCAGGTCTTTCGCGGGAGCCGCACGCTGCTCGATGAGCTGATCCATGATGCCGGGGAACTCTTGCCCGGCCGTCATCGGATACATCGACCCAGCGGCAAGGAGGGGATTCCCCGTGACCATGCCGGTGGCGAGTGCCGCGAGAGCGGGCGGCGCGGACGTGACGGCACCGCCGACGCCACGTTGCAGGAGCGTGCGATTCGGAAGCGCGGCGGCGTTGAGGTCCGCGCCGGCTTCGCGCGCGATGGCGAGTTCCGCATTCAGTCGTCCGACGCGATCCGGCGTCAGGTTCGGCTTTGTGTCGTAGAGGAAAGAAGAGTCACTGCCGCCTTCTTGCGCGCTCTCCACCCGGCGAACCCATTCATCCCATTCCGGCGTGCCGTACTTCGGCGGGGTCTTGAGGTATGAACTCGATGCGATGTCCATCGCCTTCATACCGGCGACGGTTTGTGCGGCGCTCGCCTTGAACTGTGTCGGCAGATTCGAGACGACATCTCCCCATGACGGCGGCGGCGGTGCATTCGCCGCTTCGATGGAGTCGCGAACTAGTGAGCCGAGCGGGCCGGGGATCATCGCCGGACCCATCTGCGCACCGGCCACGCCGTATTCTTCCGGTGGCGGAACCGTGTGCGGTGACGCGGCCGACACGCGCGCGGGCGCGGCAGCGGAGGGCGGCATCACCGCTGGAGTGTTGTCGTCTGCGGCCGGCGTCGCATACGAAGCCGGGAAACGATCAACGACGTTCCATCGCTTGCTCGCCTGTGGTTGTGCTGGAGCAGCCGTCTCCGCTGGCGGCGCGGCATCCTGGCCCACGTCCACCTGAAAGCGGTCAACGACTTTCCAAGTCTTAGCCACCGTTGTCGATCCTCGTCGGGACACCGTTCACGAGCGTCCACACTGATCCGTCATCGAAGGCGAGCGCTTCACCCGGCGTGAATAGTTCGACCGGCGGAGCGTCGGTCTGGCCGGTGGCTACCGCGCCGAGCGGCGTGGCCGCTGGCTGCGTCGGCAGTTGTCCCTGCGTCGCCATTGGCGTCTTCGCCGCTGGCGCAGGAGCCACTGCCGGTTGCGAGAACCCTCTAACAATGTCTGCAAGCGACTTGCCATCGCGCAGCTTGAGCGTGTTGGGATCGTTGGGTCTGAAATAATGCGTCTCTCCCTGCACGACTTCCGGGTGTTCGCCATAGATGTCCACGCCAGCCTGATCGACGGCAGTCGTCGCGTTGCGCGATCCCTGATACACCTTCGACGTGCGATTCTTCATCGCACTCCATTCCTCTGGCGACAGCGTGACATGGTGTCTCTCAGCCCAGTCATCGACGGCGTAGCCAAGGTTGGTGTCGTCGGTCGGGGAGATGTCGAGCGGTGTGCCGCCACCGGGACCGCGATCCGTCACGCGCTGATCATGGGCCGCTCCCTGTTCGCCACGCAGGATCGCGAGTTCACGGCGCAGCGCCGCGTTGTCGGTGGCGATATCGCGTACACGATCATCGGTAAGTTGTGCGCGCTGCATCGCTGCATCCGCGCCGAAGATCGCGCGGCCCATCGACTGATCGCCCATCAACTCACGAAGCCGAAGCGCGGCAGCTTGCTTGTCATCCAGCGTGCCGCGCTGCGCTTCATAGGCAGAGCCGCGCGGGCCGGCTGCGGTGACGACGGAAGCGAGTGGAATGTTGCCCTCAAGGGCTGTGCGAATGTTTCGCTGGAAAGTGGCGTCATCCATCCCGCCACCCGCCGCCGCAGGATTCGCAGAAAAGTACGCGGCTTCGCCAGGACTCGTCGGAGCCACAGGCTTCCCGCCGCCTGACAGTAGTTCGCCAAGCGAGACGATGCCGGCGTCGTGCTTTACGCGGTCCTCATCTTCGAGCTGCGCCAACTGTTGCTGACGGTCGAAGAGCCATTTGTTTCGTTGCGCCGCTAGCGTCTTCTCAGGATCGGGCGGCGCGAGCGCGGCGGCGAGATTCTGTCCCGCTTCCGCGATCCACGGCGAGTTGTAGTAGCGGTTGGGTACAGTGCTCATACGTTGTACAACCCTGCGATGCCGGAGCCACCTGCGCCGGAAGTTGTTGACACGTCGTAGGCAGTCTTAAGCCCGGTGCCTACGCCCTTGCTCAAGCCAATCGGGCCGTAGATAGCCGATGCGATCTGAAGCGCGTCGGCGAGCGTGCCCCAATCCTTGCCGGCCTCGTTTGCGCGCGCCATCTGCGCGGGCATCACGTACTGAGCCCAGTTGCGGACTCCGGTGTTCTGCTGGTTGATGTCGGTCAGGTTTTTGTTCGCCCCGATCTGCGCGTCGGCCATCACATCGCCGTAGGCGTTGAGTCCGGCCTTGGCTTTCGCAAGCGCGTCCGTCTCGGCCTTGCCCTTGGCGCGCACTTTGTCACCGGCCGCAACCGTGAGCGTTGAGCGCGCGGGGGCGGTGAAGCTCGTGGACAGGCCGGGGGTTCCGCCCGGCGGCGGCGCGTGAGCGGCGTACTGCGCCTCCAGCTCCGCCGCCTTCGCGTCCTGATTCTTGCCGGCGTTGGTCAGTAGTTCGGTCGTGGACTGCGCGCTTTGTGCCGCGCTAGCCTCGGCCTGCTTGCGGCGACGCGACTCTTCGTTCATCGCGTTCGCGCGAGTGTTGTCTACTTTGCGTTGGCCTGCGTAGTTGGCAGCCTGTGAAGCCGCCGCGAGCAGAGCCATGATGAGCAGCGGGTTCATTAGAGTCCTCCCACATTCGACGTGTATCGACGGATGTTGTTGCCCCAGTTCGACACGCCAAGGTTGTAGCGATTCGTTCCGGCGCGCTCCAGGTCAGCCTGCGTTGCAAGGCCAGCCGTCGCATCCGTGAACACCTGTCCGAGTGGCGACCAGCGTGGCGCGGCGGTGTTGGCCGCTGTGAGCGTCGCCGCTTGCGCCGCCGCCGACATCGGATCGGCGGACGCTTGCAACTGACCGATGGCTGCCATCTCGGCGTTCGCCACATCCTGCTTGCGAGAATTGATCTGCCCGCGCACGGAGTCAGTGACCTTCTGGTTCGCGATCACTCGTTGCTTCTCAAGTCGCGTTTCCATGTCGTCACGCGCGGACGATCCGAGAAGCCCGTTGCGCGTGAGCGCGGCCTGTAGCTGGCGCAGCGAATCGTTGTACTGGTTGTTAACTTCCGGCTGCACGGCCGCGTAACCAAGTCCTTCGAGCTTCTTGTAGTAGTCATCATTGAACGAGTTGGCGAAGTTGTGGCGGATGACGGACGTGCCGGTCTTGATACGCTCTTGTCGCGCCTCTTCTTCGCGCTTCGCGTCTCGGGCTGCATCACTGGCGGCGCTCATGGGGCGGCTCCTTCAATCTGCTGTGCTTGGTTCATAGTGAATCGCGGCGTTCCCGATGCGTGCTGGCCCGACGAAAGTGGAGCGCACCTCCAGTGAGATGGCGGGCGAGTTACCGTTCATCGCGATCTTCTGTTGTGCGTAGGTGCTCTTGGTGACGTTGGCTAACAAGTCGAAGGCGGTCGGCACCGTGGGGTCAAACGAGCCGCGAATCTGCCAAGTGCCGTAGAGCGCGGCGTCGATGCCGGTCCAGCTCTTGTGCGTGGCGGGCTTGCCGCCGTCGATGTATGGCAGTCGCGCCATCGCCTCGGTGTCGTCGTAGGTCGCGCCGTCCGCGCCGCCGAAGCTCATTACGTTGTTGCCGGAGCGCCAGAAAATTTGATCGACCGTGGAATTCATCATGTCCACGGGCGCTTCGGTGGCGTCGTACGTCGTCCACGCGGAGATGCGCTCTGATGGGTAGTAAGACAGCACGAAGATTTTGTCCTTCATCGCCATCCACAACCGACCGCTATGTGGTTCGACCTCGGACCAGATGTTGTGGAACAGCTCTTCCACGTTCAGAGTCGCGATCTGCTCGCGCACCAGACGGTCAATCATGATTCCGAAGTCCGACGCGTACGCGATGTCGGTGGCCTCGCGCGCTCGCAGTGAGCGAATGCCGCTCTTGTCGAGATACATGACATCGCCACTGCCGTAGCTCTTGACGCTGTGCGGAGAAATCGTGCCGGTGCGATGAAGGACCTGCTTCTTGAAGTACGCTTCGGGTAGCGGATCGGTATGCCAGATGAAAATGTGGCGCGCGCCGAAAACAGCCAGGTCTCCGCCGTAGTCTGCGAGAGATACCAGCACCGGATGGCCTTCGGCCATCGACGTGTGATCAATCGTGCCAGCTCCGAAGGCGGTGCCGACATCCCAGCGCGATGCGTCGTTCACCATCGAGAAGTTGAGCAGCGATCCGTTGACCGTATACATCTTCTGGTTGTGCGCGAGCGCGAAGGTGCCGAGCGTGAGCGGCACGGGCGTACCGGCTGGATAGACATCACCTTCCCCGGCGAACACGCCCCGAAGCCCGGACGGCGCAGCCGCGTTCTTGCCGCCGCTGAATTTGTTATCGCCCGTGAGGCCGATTGATCGGTATTTCCCATCGGAGCCAGGGACAGCGCCGGGTTTTACAGCGAAGACGTACGAGGCCCCGAAGCTGATCTCCCAGCCGTTGTAGAACGCGCTTGCCTCATTGATGACCATTCGCACGCGGTTCCCGCTTGCATACGCAACGACATCGACCGGCGCGCCCGCGCTGTTGAAGGCGTTGATGGCCTGCGAAAACACTGCGGCGACGTTCGCGCCGCTACCGTCGCCATAGGGGATGTCGTTCATCGCCACATTGATCGGATCAGCGTTGTCCATGATCCAATACAGCGTTCCACCGGTCGGCCCCGTGTGAGGCGAGCGCAACTTGATCTGGTACAGGAGATATTTTCCGCCTGACGGCAGGCTCGCCGGCGGCCTGTCGTACTTCCATTCGATAGTTAGTTCGGGTTTCGCGCCAGGATCAACCGGCGGCGGTGGATCAACCGGTGTCGGCGGAGTGCCATCGCCGGGATCAACTGAGGTGGCGTCCGGGATGTACTCACTGATGTAAGACATGAGCGGCGGCGCAGGCGCGCCCGCTACATCCGTCGCATCGCCCCACCAGTGCACCAGCCTGCCGCCTTCGTACTGCGCGACGACATAGATTTTTCCCATGAAGTCTTCAACCTTCATGATCGCCACGAGCGGGAAACCAAGCGGATGCGGGATCGCGTGATACACGCCGTTCACCGGCATGCCGGCGGGCGCTACCAATGCGTCGCCGAAGGTGTGGAAGAGAGTGCCGCTCACGCCGTCGTTGGCGAAAAAGCCCATCGTTGTCGCGGGCAGCGTGGCTTCCAAGACAAAGGCCGCACGCTTCTCGATTTCGCCACCGCGCGTGACGTGGACGTTCACCGCCTCTAACAACGTGCCGGGCTCGATGCACTCCAGCAACCGCCGAGTGTCCAGTCCGCGTTCGAAGGACTTGACGACGGTGTATCCCATTACGGCCCCACGGAGAACGGCACGGGATGCGCGAAGACTTCCACGGGCCGATCAGAATCCTTCTGATCACCGTTGAGATTGAACGTGCGATTCTTTTCCTGATTTCCGCGGAGCTTCAGATACAGCGACTGCGCGGCTTGCGCCTTCGCTTGCGCGTCATCTTTGCGATCACGCGCGAGAATTTCCGCCGCCGCGTAGAGAACAATCAGATCCCCGTCCAAGTCACAGCGATCACTATCGGCGGTGAACTGCCGAAGGAAACGAATTCCTGTTAGGCGGATGTTTCCTTCGAGCGTGCCGCCGACGATGCCGGAGTCAGACGGGAGCGGCCACACTTCGATCATGCCGCGATTGTCAGGAGTGCCGGCGGTGTCGGCCGGGTCCTCAGCGATGTCCCAGTGACGAATCGGCCAGGAGCGTTCGTTGTTGCGCGGGTCGTAAACGGAATACTGGCGCTCGTTGATGCCGAAGCACAGCGGCAGCCACTGTCCGCCGAACTTCACTTCCGCCACGTCCACGCGTTCGTACGGTAGATCGGTCGGGCAGTTGTAGTAGCGCTGCCCCGCGTTCAACACCATGTCGCGCGAGACGCGCATGTGCATCCAGTCCCAGTCGCCCCACAGCCTTCGCTGAGTGCGCTTGAGAACCTGCACGAGAGAATCCCGATTGTTGATGCCGTGGGCTGCGTTCTGGCTATAACCGCATTCTGCTTTCAGGTCGCTCAACAACTCGCCGAGCGTTTGGCCGCGCATCGGATCACGAGGGCTTCGCGCTCACCTGAAACTTCGCCGATGCCTCGGCGGGCTTCAGAAGAGCGGGGTTGATCCCCAGCGCGTCGATGCGCTGCGGGAACGCGGTGCCGGGGAAGTCGCGCCAGATGTTCTGGATGCGGTCGCGATGCAGTGGATAGGCTTCTTTCAGCCGTTCGATTTCCTCTGAAGGTTCGCGCTTCACATCGCCCACCGGTTCGATCTGGAGAACAGCGTCCGCGCCGTGAAGCGACTGCAAGAGCAGCACTTCGGCAGGGGAGAGGCCCGTCTTCCAAACCATGTTGTTGCGGTCGCCGGTGAGAGCCACCATTGCGTTGAGTTGCTGCATCGCTCGCTCCTTCATCAGAAAAGGGGCGGCACAATCGCCGCCCCTGAATCGGCCTCGCCTCAGGTCACGGTGTAGAGACCATGGCAATTGAGCTGATCGGCGCAGAGCTGCGCGGTGTACGTGCGCGCCTTGAAGAGCGCGTACACGTCATGTGGGCGAGCCGGGGCGTGATCCTTGCCCCACTCCTGTTCCATCGCGTAGATGTACAGGTGCTTCGGGTCGATCACGTAGCAGCTGTTGACGAAGGCACCACCCAAGTCGTCAAGCGACGGGTCGTACTGGAACACCAGATCGTTGTAGCGAATGTCCGCCACGCTGATGTCGGTCGAGGTCGGCTTCGTCCAGCCCGCATCGGTGTAGTAGCCCTTGTCACGGAGCTGCTTCACCAGCGCATCGAGGAAGCCCGATCCGGCGAGCGCCTTCGTCGGCTTGCCGCCGTAGCGGCGCAGCTGGCGCATCTCGCTGTGGAACACGTTCGGGATTTCCGTCGTCGCCACCGGCCAGGAGGCGTAGCGGTTTCTCCACCACGGATTCGTGGCGCGATCCAAACCGCCGGTGACACCGACAGCCGGTGTGGCAGTGAGGAAGTAGCGCGCACCGATGAAGCCGAGCGGGTCAGCGGTGCCGTCACCCCAGAACATCGTGTTGAGCGACTTCATGGTGATTTCACCGAAGGTCTCAACCTTGTCCTGCATGATGTTGGTGATCGCCGTCAGCTCACGCTTGCTGTGCTTGCTGGTGTTATCGCCGAACGCCGAATCGGTGACGGAGATGCCGTCGATCTTCAGTTCGGTGAAGGTGCAGTTCCAGCCGGTGTGAACTTCGCGCCACGGATACTTGACGCGCTCGATGCCGGCAATGTTGCCGTACGCGACCGGATCATCATGCGTGAAGCCGCGCAGCGAACCCGTGGGCGGAACGGCCGCGCCCTCGAAGCTGTACTTGCCCTTCACCGGGATGGTGATGTCGCCCTTGCCGCCGGGGAACGTCTTGCGCGCCCCTTCGAGCAGTGACAGGAGCGGTTTGTCCTGAATGCTCTGGGGCAGTGGCTGCCCCTTGAAGTGAAAGTCGAGAGCGGCGTTCGCAATGCTCGCCAGCTCCGATGCAGTAAAAGCCATGTGTGCAGCCTCCGAGAGAGGCCGGCGGGATTAACCGAGTGCGCGTTCGATTGCTTCGCGCATGCTTTTCGGTTGAGCCTCAGCCGGTCTGTTGAGTCGTCGGCCGACCGAAGGACTAGCTACGGCACGAGGCTGCGGCTTGAATGCTTGGAGTCGCTTCGTCACGGTGTCATAGGCGGACTTCGCCATTCCCCGTGCATCTGCAACCGTCGCTGGTACGCCGTGCTTCGTGACCAATGCTGTCAACGCATCGACCACCATTTCGTGCTTGTCCGGCGTGTAGTCGGGGTCGGAGGCTTTCAGTTCTGCCTGATACGCGTTGACGGAATCGTAAATCTCTTTGCTTCGCTGCGCGGTGCTGGTGCGGTCGCGTTCCTGGCTCTCCGCCTCGTGGCGGGTCTTGTCGAGGGCGGTGGTAGCTCGAAGCTGCGCAACCTCCTTCGCCGTGGCCTCATCCAGAACGCCGTCTTCGACTTTCTGTTGCAGATCGGCGGGGACCTTGTGCCCGACCTTCTCTTGCCACGTCGCGGTGAACTCCTGAAGCTGTTCAACCGCTGCCTTCGGATCGCTCGCAAGTAGACGAGGCCATGCGAATAGTTGGGCCACGTCTTGATTCGTGAGGCCCATCTTCGCCGCGTCACGCCCGATGGATGTAATGGTTTCATCCAACGCGCGGAAGCGCTCGTTCACTCCCTTCAGCTGACGGTTCTCGGTCAAGACCTCGCGAAAGCGCTCGATCTTGTTGAGTGGAACGTCAGCCTTCAGTTTCTCCAGTGCCGCGAGCAACGCATCGTCGCTCACGTCCTCTTTCGTATCCGGCTTCTTTCCTGCTTCCGGCTCTGGCTTCTCGCCTTCGGCGGTGGACGGTTCCGCTTTGGCCGCAGGTGCAATCGGTGCGTCTTCGTCTTCCTCGAAGGCTTTCACTTCGAGAGCGTCTTTCACGACATCGAGTAGCGACTTGCGATCCTCGTCCTTTGCAGGTGACGAATCTGCTGGCGCTTTCGCGCTTGCGTCGGGGGCTGGTTCGCTTCCGGGTGACGGTGCCGGTGCCGGGGTGTCCTCAGATTCAGCGTCGTCTAGGTCCACGGTTTCGTCTCGTTGCGGCGAACGCGGCGGACTGTACCGCCACTGACACAACAATGTCTACTGACATGCGACTGACACGCCACGGAACCTCCCAAGGTCTATAGACCTTGGGAGGCGACTCACTGCATGGCGCGCGGTGGCAACGGCACCATCGGCGGACGACCGGGACCGCCTTGTCCTGGCGGCGCGGGCATCGCACCTTGCGGTGCCGTCTGCGCCTGCTGCGCATTGTTCGCGCCTTCAGGCCCTTGATCGGCGGGCTGTTCTCCGCCCGGTCCCACGGGTTGCGGCGGTGGTGCCTGATTCATCGCTTGGATAGATGGCACGTTCTGCGCGAAGGCTTCGGTGATGTCGATGGAGTCATCGACCGCTTCGATGAGCTTCTGACCCAACCACGCCGGGTTGATACCGGGAATCTGGATCAGGAACGGAACGAGCTGCTGCAACGCTTGCTGGCGCTGCATCTTGTTGGGCCGACCGTTGGAGCCGGCGACGATCTCCAAGTACATCTCCTTGGCGATCTGATCCTTGTTCATTTGCGGCCAGACCGCGCCGGGGCCGGCGATCTCCGTCACCGTCTCCGGGTCGAGTTCCATCAGCATGATCTGCGAAGCGTCGCGCGCGAGGATGGTCAGGAAGTCGTTGAGTAGATCGGCCTCCGCTTCGAGCGCGGCCGTGCGCGCCTGTTCGGCGGTGGCGATAGCCGTCGCGGTGTCGCCGGAACTGCCACCGAATGAGGGTTCCGCCATGCCGACCGTCTTGTACACGTCGTCCATGATGCCCTGCGACTCGTACAGGTTCGGGTCCACGCCGATCTTCGGCAGCGGCTGAAGCAAGTCGAGCACCTTATTGCCGGGCATCATGCCGTCGAGTTCCACACACGCGTTGGCTTCCGCGCCCATGAGCGCGTTCTTGTCGCCTTCGCTGAGTGCGCCCTTCGGCGTGACGTAGCCAGGACGATTCGCCTTGCGGTGCTCGCGCAACGCTTCCTTCTGGCGGTTCAGCTCCATCTGTTGCGGCGTCATATTGCAGACATCGGACGGCGGGAAGAGCTTCGTCGGATGTTCCAGCTCGTTGAACGACAGCGCGTAGATAGGGAAGAAGCGTTCGACCGTGACCTCAGGCCCGCCGGGCTCTTTCAGGAAGTCCTTGAAGCCGTCGCACATCTCGAACTTAAGTCCCGTGGGCTTGTGATACATCATCCAGACACAGCACAGGTCGTCGCGCTTGCCGGCCAGATCGTTGCGCGGGTTCTGGCGGTACTCGATGCCGCTCGTGGAATAGGCCGCGTATCCGGGGCCGGTCGCCGGCGTGCTCGTGCCTGAGATGTCGATCTGATAGAACTCCTTGACCTCATCGGGAGTCATGAAGATTTCCTCGGTCAGCCAGTCCGCGCCGACCCAGCCATCGAGGCCAATGCACTTGCGATCCGGAATGACGGAAGTCGCACGCGGGAAGTCGAACACCAGTCCTTCGCGGATGATGACCATCGGTTCCTTGTGCAGCTGATCGACCGCAAGCCGCAGCTCTTCGGCCTCGGCGTCGTACTGGGTCTTGTCGCCTTCCGGGCCAAGGTCATCCATCAATCGCTGAATGTGGGCGAGCCGCTGTTGCGAATCGGCGATCTTCGCCTTGTTGTCGGGCGAAAGATCGGTCTCGCGCTGGAAACCCAACTTCACGTACCCGACCGCCGTCTGCACGGCGGAACGCACGCAACGCTTCATCTGACTTTTGAACGTCGGAATCTGCTCGCTGATGTAGTAGTGGTAGCAACACTCCAGCGTCTTGCCTAACTTGTCGTACATCTGCTGTTCAGCTTTCCCTTGCTGAATGTCCTGCATGATCATCATCGCCGTCATGGGGTCGGGCATGCCCTGCGCGGCTTGCTGAATCTGCTCCATGGTCCCATCCCAAACCTTGTAGTTGAGCTTGGGCTTGCGCTTGGCGACGGCGCGCGGATTCTTCGCGTACAGGCTTGCGACCTTCTGGCGTACGAAACGCTGCGTGATGTTCACGCGATAGTTGCTCTTCGGCCAGGAGCGCGCCGCGCCGTTCCACGCAACCTCCATGTCATCGAGCATCTGTTTGAAGGCGTCGCGGAAGTGCTTCTTGTCCGCGCGTACGTCCTCTTGCAGCTCCTGCACCAATGCGGCGCGAGCGTCCGCGACTTCAATGTCATAGCCTTTGATGATCATCACCACACCTCGGCGAGCTGCGGGGCATCGCGCTGCTTCTGTTGAAACGCCATTTCCTTCTTCCACCAGCCGAACGTGTTCGGCGCTGACGTGGCAACGTCACGCTGCGGCGTGCCCGCAATGAGCTGGAGCACCTTCAATCCCATGAGCGAAATCGCCGTCACGAAGTCATCGTTCGTGCCGTGCGGGAAGTGCAGTAGTTCGTGCTTGGCTTCCTGAAACCACGGAGCGGCCTTCGGGAAGACAACGCGTCCGGCCTGCATCAGTCCCGCGATTGACTGCGCGATGGCTTCCTTGTTTTTGTGAACGGCAATCGAGTCGATGACAACCGGGATGCCGCGCTCGATCTTTCGCTTCTGAATCCATGGGCCAATCGACTTCAGGATCGCTTCATCCTCAGCGAACCAGAACGACGGCTTCCACAGTTGTACGAGGTCGAGCATGGATTCGACGGTCTGATCTGGCGGTTTGCGCTGCCAGTAGCAGTCGAGAATCCACAGGTACTTGTTAGGGCATACGCCGGCAATGACCATGCAAGAGGCGTCGTGCTTCTTGCGATCCGTGCCAATGGCGTGATCGCTCGCCGCATAGATTCGCATCTCTTCGGCTTTCGGCCGGTTTGCGGCCATGTAGGTCTTGAGCCAGCCGGCGCGAAAGAACGCGCCTTCCTCCGGCGATGGGCGCTGCTGGTAGAGCGCCATGAAGCCGGAGGGGTCGATGCGCTTTTGCGCCTCTAACATCGGCAGCGGGAAGCGATCCGGCCACAGTGCTTCACCGAGCTTGCGTCCCATCGGGTCGCCAAGTTCGGCAATCGCCGGAAGATTCAGCACCTTCCACTTCGCCGCCTCGTCCTTGTTGTACGCGGGGTTGTGCGGATCGGTGAGACGGCCAACGATGTCGTCTTCGTTCCATCGTGTCATCACGAGCACGACGCACGCGCCCGCGCGCATCTGGCGAGTGAGGAAGACCTTCACAAACCAGTTCCAGATTTTCTCGCGCATCGTCGGCGAGTCGGCTTCCTCGGCGTCCTTGATCAAGTCATCCGCGATCAGGAGGTGTCCGCCGCGACCGGTCGAACTACTGCCACGGCCCACGAATGACAGCTGTCCATTCGCCGCCGTCTTGATACGGTCTGACGACTGCGCGCCGGCCTTGAGCTTCGAAGTCGGGAAGATCGACAGGTGACGTGGATGGCGGAGCACGTCGCGCACGTCGCGGCCGATGTCGCCGGCGTAGTCGTCGTTGTAGGTCGCCACAATGGTCGAGCGATACGGATCGCGGCCGGTGAACCACGCCGGAAAGAACTTGCTGATCTGCTGCGTCTTGCCGTGGCGCGGCGGCATGGTGACGATGAGGCGCGGCCATGTGCCGCGTTCCACTTCTTCGAGCGCGGCGGCGAGCACCTGATGATGCTTCGCGACTTCGTACATGGATTGCGTGAGGTCGTCCGGATCATCAGGCGTCGGCATGAGTAGTTTGCAGTACGCGAGGAAATCATCCCGCGCGCCGCGAAACACCTTCAAGCGCTCCAGCGCCTCCAGACGGCGGCGCAACCCGGTGATGTCATTCGCCTCCATCGCCGCCTCAATGCCGCCGGCGGGCAATAGCTCCGCCTGCGGCTCGCTGCCGTTCAACTTCGGCTTACGTGGTGCGCGCTTCTGCTTCATAAGATGGGGCCGATCCCCTCCACCCGTGCGACGCAGACTGGCCGCGAGGCGAGCTGTAGCGACGCACTTTCGCTGGCGACAGCGCTGGGTGAAGGGGTCGGCGTTTCTTCTCTTGCTCCTGCAAGGTCGCTCATCTGCTCGTTTAGCGATGGGATGTGGCAGCTCGCGAAAATGCAAAGGAGAAGGGTGATGTGCGGCGCGCGTCGCTCAAGCCGCCCGTCCGGCGGACGCACGGTCGCGCAGCCGGGGAGCAGTAGTAGGAGCGTGAGCGCCGCAGCTTTCATGATGGCTGTGTCGCCTCCCCGGTCTGGCCCATGACAGGCGCGGGCGGCGGGGCCAGGACAACCTGACCAGTGGCGATTGCCTGGAGCATCCCAACCGCGATGTCGAACTGCTCGCGCTGCGCGCGGGTGTGCGCCACCTGATCCAGAAACTGCAACGCGTACGCTGCGGCTTGCTGGGGGTTGATCTGCACTTGCTGCTGTTTGTCGTGTCCGTTGACCATATGTGCCTCGCGTTGTTAGGACTTGTAAATCTTGACGGTGTAGGTGTTGCCGGCGATGAACGGCCACGGCTGTACGTTGGCGGTCCACATGCGATAGGCCCGGCCACTCTCGTTGTCGCTTCTGCCCACGGTGCAGCTGGTGCGCGCAAGCGTGCGAGTAACGGATGCTCCGCCGGAGTCCGAAAAGATTCCGGTGAGTTCGCAGCGTTGCCACGTCGTATCCGCGTCAGCCGGGAAGGTGGAGCCTGCGGCCGACAGGCCAAACAAGTTGCCAGTGCCGTCCTGTCGTCGGCAGCACTGCTCCAATAGATAGGTTCCGCCATCTACGCTTTGCGAAGTCACGGAGCCAAAATCGGCGAGTCCCAAGGTGTAGCGCTGGAAACCGATCTGTGTGGTGAGTCCGCTATTCGCCGCCGCTGTCTCCGACACGTTGGCGATCAGCGTGCCCGCCGCCACGATCTGCGCTCCGAGAAAGTTGCTCGCGAACGCGAGAAAGTTTCCGGCTCCGTCGAAGAAGGTCATCTGATACTGGCAGGAGTCGCTGCCAACGCCGGCGGCGGTCGCGCGACTCACCGTCCACGTATGCGGCCCAGCGGAGAGCGATAGCTGAACACCCGTGGCGGACGAGCCAGCGGCGAAAGCGCCGGAGATGATATCCACCTGTACCTTGAACGTACTCGGCGCGGCGGTTTTCGGACTGACCCAATCGCCTTCATCGGAGGTGATGCCGTTGAGCAGACGATTGATGTCGCCCGTGGTGGTGAGCTGATGGCTCGAAGATGCGGTACTCGCAGGCGTTGAGGGCTGGGTCGCGAGCCAGTTGACGTTGGAGATGGTGATCGTGCCGACGATGGCTCCCGTATCCATGAAGAGCTGCGCGAGGTCATTGGCCCCAGCCTTGAAGCCCGTGTCTACCTGCGCGGCGGTCGCGCCACGGGGCTCGAAGCGCTGCGCAAGATCAACGCCACCGTTGCTCGTAAAGCCGGTGTTCGCGATGGCGGCGCTGGTACGCGGCTTGAAAAGCGCGTCCAGGTCGCCACGGCCCGACACTACGTAGCCCGTCGTCATCGGTTACGGTGCCGCGAAAATCTGGCCGAGTAGATCGCTGACCGCATCCATGCTGACGCAATAGGTGTCGATCATCTTCGTCGGCGTCGTGGCGTTGAGTCCGCCGGGCATCTGCCGAACCATGAAGCCGCCGCTTTCGACCACCACTACCTGCACCTCTTGGCCGAGCAGTGGATCGTTGTTTGTGATGGGCATAACTATTCCTCTCTGTTAGGCCGCGAACGGCTCGAAGATTTTGCCGAGCCAGAAAACGACTTCGGGGATGGTGGCGGCGTACAACGTCGCGGGAACGGCCCCGCCACCTTGCGAGGTGATGATGTAGCCGTTGGCGATGTATCGAACGGAAGCGGTAGGCGTCATGATTCACTCCTTCATGCGGTGGCGTGCTCGTCCTGCCATGCAGCGAGCAACAAAATGGCGAGTCGGTCATAGGCGACGGTCTTGCCGTCAGAGAGCAGCGGGCACACCTCGTTGACTTCTTCGGCGATGAGCCCTAACTGCTCATGGTCGTCGTCGGCGAATAGGCGATAAAGGATCGGTCGCAGTCGCGCGAGAATGCTGGCGGGCTTTGACGGCTTCCCGGTCTCGCGTTTGATGTCGCGCGAGGAAGACGTGGTGAACGACGGGGCTGTTAGCCCATAGTTAGAGATGGCGACGGTCGCGCCGTTGCGATACAGAAGCCACTTTGAATCACCCTGAACATACAGCCCGGCGTTGTTGTTGTCGGACATGAAAATGGGACGCAGCCCGCCGTCATTGACGCCGATGCCGTGATAGCCGCCAACTGGACCTTGCACGTAGTACGTGCCGTAGGTCATTCCCGCGCCACCAACATTCGGAACAATAGAGAGCGTGCCGCCGTGATCCCAGATGCCGACGCACTGGATAGAACCGTAGGCGCGGAACGTGCCCCACGCCATCACGTAGCCGTATAGCGAATCCGGGTTGATGCGTAGATAGCCGTCGTCGAGGGTAACGAGCGACGTTTTTCCGCCGAGGGAAATCTTGCCGGTGCCCGTGGTCGCGCCCGAAATGAATACATCGTTTTTGAAACTGATGCCGCCGTAGTTCACCACGAAGTATTCGGTGTCCACGCCGTTGAGCGCGGCGAACAAGTGGAAGGATGAGTTCTGATTCCCAACGGAGCCGTAGTTCCCCAACGAGCGCCACTCGATACGACCACCGGGGAAGAAGGTCGCGCCGTCCGTCCCGAATCTATTTTCCCAGCGCCAACCTTGATTGGAGCCCGTGATGCCGCCGTTCATCGTCTGGAAGACGGTGTTGATGCCGTTGTCGTCGTAGCGATGAACGATCACGCCGTTTGCGCCATTGATTGACGTATAGCGCGTGGCAACACCCCACATGCTCGTGCCACCGGTGGAGACGATGCCGGCGTTGAGCGTGATCGACCCATCGGCACCGATGATTGTGATTGGCGCAGAGCCGCCCGCGCCGTGATAAATCTTGAGGCCGGCCGCGCTCCCGCTGCGGTTCACGATTTCCATGTAGCCGGCAACGGACGAGTCGTAGTTCAACTGTCCTTGCAGGTGAGGATTCGGCAGGGAAATGACGCCCGTGCCTTGAAAGGTGTAGGCCGGGTTGTCAGTGCCGTTCCCGAACTGAAGCGAGTTGCCTTGGACGATGAGCAGATTGCGGTTGCCCGCGTCTCCGCGTCGAACGTAGAGCGCTGCGTTGCCATCGTTGCCCGCCGTGATCAAGGCCCCGTAAGGCAACGCCCCCTGGCCGTTGACTCTGAACGCCCAGTCGCCAGTCGCACCGTTCACCACAACTGGCGTGGATGACGGCGCGCTGAAGACCCACGGCCCATTGACGATGCCCGCGCCCGTACCGAGAAAGGTGTAAGTCGGATTGTCGGTGGCGTTGCCGAAGGTGAGCGAGCTGACGGCAAAGGCAGCGCGAACGATGGAGAGCCAGTCCTTCGACGCTCCGAAATCGTCGCGCCAGATATTGAACGCCATCGTCGCGCCAGTGGTGGCCTGTCGCCAAAGCTTGCCGTCTAGCGCGGCGTTGTTTTCTGAAAGCCAGATGTACGGCGCGGTGGCGTTAGAAAGAAAGATTCCTTTCCCAGCGAAACTACTTGCGTTGACGTTGCCGCCGACGGTCATCAAGCCCGTGCCCAAGAAGTTGTATGCGGGGTTGTTAGTCACATTGCCGAACGACAGCGATACGAGCGAGTTGCCGGATCGAAGAATGTCGAGTGCGCTGACGCTGCCCGTGACCGGGTTATCTACGGTGCCAATTCGGAAGTGCTGGCCTGCGGCGTGCTGGAACCAGTATTGATCGTTAGCCGCTTGGTCCGTTTCGACAAACAGCAATGTCGGCTGCACACTCGCGATGACAATCGCGGCGCTGGCCGGCCCAGCGCCGGACGTAAAGGTATGGACACCGCTCCACGTCGGCGCAATCGCCTGCGAGAGCGCGGGCGATGAATCAGAGCGCGGGGCCGTGGTGGCTACGCCGTTGACGGCAACTAGACCGACGACGCCGGTGGGATTCGCCAGATTGACGGCCGGACCCACCGGACCCTGAATGCCTTGAATGCCCTGAATGCCTTGTGGGCCGGCGGTCAGCACGAGGTTCAGCGTCTGTGTCGGCGACGTGCCGGTGATGGTCGCGCTCGATGGCGTCCCATCGGGCACCGTCGTCACCGTGCCAATGTTGAGCACGTTCGGCGGGCCGGCAGGACCGATGACGCCTTGTGCGCCCGTCGCGCCAGTAGGTAGGGTCAGGTTCAAAACCTGATTCGGCGAGACGCCCGTGATCGTGGCGTCGGCGGGCTGCCCCACCGCGCCCGTCGTCACGGTGCCGATGGTCAAACTATTGCCCGGCCCCGGCGGGCCAGGGCCGCCCGTGATGTTCTGCCAGCTCGCGGGGTCTGACGGGTTGCTGCGGTCGATCAGCACGTAGGTTTGCGTCGGCGTGCCCCACGTCGCATAAACCTGTCCCGGACCCAAGTCGTTGCCGGGGATCGCGTCCCAGATGTCGAACGCTTCACCGATGTCCGCGCCGGCCGTGCCCAGGTCGATGGTCTCCGTCGAGTTGTAGTCGCGCGCGCGGATCGCCCACCACTTCGAGGAAAACATGCCGTCATCGACGGCTTCAGGCCAGCCGGGCGGAGCGGGCAACACGGGGCCGGTCAGTAGTTCGGCCCACTCGAAGGCGCGTTGCACAGCCGCTTCGGTTGCGGCGACATTGCCTGCGGTGTCGTTCGCCGCCTGCACGGCGACATCGGCGGAGGTGTCGGCGTCGGTGGCGGAGAGCGCCGCTTCGTTCGCCGCATCCTGCGCGATGCCCTGGCTGACGCCGGCTTGCGCGGCGGCACCGGAGGCGGTCGCGGCGGAAGTCGCGGCGGCCGTGGCTGATCCGTTCGCGGCGCTCGCGGAAGAAGCGGCAGCCCCTGCCGAAGCTGCCGCAGCGGCGGCAGCCGCTTCCGCATCAGCCACGGCATCGTCGGCGATGTGATCGAACAGGGTGGGGTCTAACTGATCTTCGCCAACAATTCCGTTGGCGAGCGCGCCGTCCGCGCGCTGGATCAGCGCAAGCGCGGTCTGTGTCGCGGTGAGCGCGTTGGCAACGTCATCGAACTCGGTATCGAGCGCAGGGCCGGGCTTGGGCTGCCCCGGATTGTTAGTCTCGAAGTCCGTGAACGAATAATCACGGCTGTAGGCCGGAGGATACGCCATTGATCGCTCCACCCATCACCAGCACCTTGCCCCGGCCGGGAAGGTACTCGCGTGGGTGGAGACTGTCCACTGACAGCTGACTGACAGATCACCAGTAGTATTTGTGGGGCTTGCGGTTATCCCCCCACACGAAGGCGTCGGGGTCACGGCCGCACTCGATGAGGCGGCAGGTGTGGCGATCACGCGCGCGGGCAGGGCGCGTCATGAACTCGTGAACCCACCAGCCGGGCTCACTCATCATCGAGCGATTGAGGGGCTTCCAGAATTTGCAACTCGGCCAGTACCAGTAGGCTCCGCGAGTGGCAAGAATGCGTGACTTGCGCACGCGCGCGACCGCCTGTTGATGGCGGCGAATCGAGCGGGACATAGGGCCTCCTTTGGCGTACCTATGTCACGGTGAAATCCTCCGGCGGCGGGAGCGGCGAATCTTTCATCGCCTGTTCTAGTTCGTCATCCATGCGCTTCATGTCTTCGGGAGTCAGGTGCTTGAAGATCAGATCGTCTTCGTGCCCCTCGATCAGTTCGTTCAGCTCCGCGCTGCGCGCGTTGATGTCCTCGATCAGCCAGTAAGCGTCGTAGTGCATTTCGACGTGGTTGGCGACTTCACCGATGGTGCCAAGGCCCATGATGTAGCCGGCCTCGGCCAAGTCCTTCAGCGTGAACTTTTCATTGAATTTCATAGTTTCTACCGTCCGCCGAAGATTACGGCGGTCACCGTGATCACCACCAGCACGTAAAGATAAAGCATCCGCGCCGCGTCATGTGAGCGTTGCCGGCACACACGACGCGGATACGGATACTTCAGGAGCGCGCTCATGATCCCCAGCGCTTCGATGGAGAGCAGAAACGCGAGCATGGCGAGCACCCAACGCATCAGCGACTCAGTGACATCGCTTCAAACTTCTTGGCCCCAATCGGCGCGGTCGCGTAGTTCACGAGGCTCGCGAACTCCTGCGCCTTGCGCCAATCCTCCTTGATCGGCTCGCCGCGCGCGGCCTCCATCGCATTGCGCAATCCCGCGTTGTCGATGCGCTGCCGCGCCAATGACGCCGTTTCCTCCGACGTTTTGGCGCGCAGCTTCATGCAAAAGGGCGCACCAGTACCTCCATGCGACTGCGCTCGATGTCGCGCGGGACTTCCCCATCCATCACCGCATCAATCGCGGCGGATTGGTCATCTCGGGATACGACGCACTTGGGGCCGAACACGAGCTTTTCACAGGCTCCTTCCTCGGATTCCTTTTTCGTCGGGCGCTGCAAAATCGCCACTTCAAATAACGGCATAAATTCCTCGCTTTGTTAGACAGGGATCGTGGGAACAATTTCCGCGGTGAGTACGTGTCGCACGGACGACTTCTGCACCGCGACGACTTCAAAATTCTGCGGCGGCTCTTCTTCCTCGATGGCGTGAGCGCCGATGGCGAGCTTGCAGGCATCGTCCAAGCTGTCGGCTTCGACCATGTATTTTTCGGTCATGAAGTGATCGCGCGTGCCAACGGTGACGGCGTAGACGCTCATGACTTCGTGACCTCGTTCGGTTCGGTTTTGTCCTGCGCTTCCTCGAAGACTTCGAGCATGCGGCGGCAGCTTGCGATCTGATCCGTCATGTACTGGGGCAGCGGAGGCACGTCCTGGTACGTCAGGTGCTTCGGGTTCGTCGGGTCCGGCAGCAACGCCTTGCCCTGTGACGCCTCATTCAGAAAAAAACCAAGTCGCTGGTAAAAGTCGATCTTGTGAGAGTGATACGGCCCGGTCTCATCGTCCGTCATCGAGGGGTAGTACCACAGGCGCTTGTAGTTCACGCCATCGGCGTCGAACTCCCACACGCACACCCCGTACTTGCCGCCCCGGTCCATCGCCTCGCACTGCCCAAGACTCAGCGCCTTGGTGCGATCCATGCCGCAGTAGACGTGATACCAGTGCTCATTCGTCTGGCCCCAGCGATAGGCCGTCGCTAGATAGAACTTCAGTCCATCTGATACTCGTGCTTCGTGTCCCGGTACTTCTGGAACTTCTGGTTCACGATCCTCGGACTCCCCGTGACATGCCATCGGCTGCACTCCTTACACCGGTAGACGCTCAACACCAATCGCTCTTTTCCCACCCACTTCTTCGCACCGCGCATCGCCGCGTTATGCGAGAGAAAAACCTTTTTGCCCGTGTCACACGTCATTGCGATGAGCGGCATCGGACTCGGCTCGCATGCCGATGACGGGATAGACGACGCCGCGTCCGAACTCCCATCGCCAGCAAGCGCCGCCAGTGCTATCGACAATGGCGACGGTGAAGACATATCCATCTCCTTCCTCGGCGAACTTCGCCGCTTTTTCCGCAACCAACGTCGCAGCACTGAGCGTCACTCCATGCGCAATGGTTTGCCACTTGCCCGCCGGGTGCGAGAACTCCCGCACCACCGAATAATCCTTCCCCGTTGTCACGCTTCTATCCACTCCGGCCCGGCACCGCAGCGCAGACACCGGGGCTTTGGGAGCTTCGGCGCAGCCGCCTTCTTCGGCCTCTCCGGATTGCAGAACGGGCACTCACAACCCTCGAAGTGGCAGGTGCCGCACTCATGGCACGGCCAGCGCTGATGCTTGATGCAAAACGGTACCTCGATGTCAGGAGCCGCCGCGCCAAGCCGGTCCACGTCGAGACCATTCTTCACGCCATGCGCCACCTGCATGTAGAACTTCGAGGGATCGGGGTTCGTCACCGCGTCCCCGCTTCCAACTCGCGCGCGTGTATCTGCGCCTCCAACGCTTCGGCGCACAGCAACGCTTCCTCATGATTGAGACGCACGTCGCCCGGCCCTGGCATCGGCGGGTTGCGATCCGTCAGGTTCGCCTGCGCGCGGATGAAGCGCGCCAGGATCACGAGCCGGTCATCACTGCGTTCGATGAAGGTCATGGCTTGAACTCCCTCGGTTCCCATTCGACTTCCACGTTGTGCGTGTCTAGATAGTCGTGCACTTCATCCAGAATCCGATCCGTGTAGTCCATGCCCTGCTCGCCGGGGAAGCGGCTCTCGTCGGCGAACATCCGAATCCCCGTCCACAGGAGACCCGCGCCCGCGAAGAAAGCCATCTGCGCCAGCTGCTCCGCCGTGCGCGGCCCCGGCGGCAACTGCTCCAGAAAACACTGCCAGCCAGAATTCATGAAGCAACCGTGCGGCGTGCCGCCGGCACACGGCTCAATCTCGTGTTGCTGTTCCATCGACCCCTCCCGTTATGCGTTGCCGCTTCCTTCACCGGTGCGAGCCAGCCGTCGCCGCTGGTTCTCCGCGTGCAGCTCCCGCAAGCGCGCTTCTTCCTTTTCCTTCTCGATCACGCGCACACGCTGCTTCAGCTTGTACAGCGGATCGACGTACATCGTCGCGAGCACCGCGCGGATGTAGCCGTAGTCGTGCGGGTCAATCGGCCGATTGTTGTCGAGCGCATCAATCAGGTTGTGCAGCTTGATCGTGTCCGGCAGCTGGTGCTCTTCGACGGAGAACCTCATGGCGCTACTCCTTCAGGCGGGTAGTTCGAGGAAGGGGCTTCCGCCGGTTGCGCCTGCGGCGACGGCACTTCAGCTTCCGCTGTATCGAGACTTGGAGGACCGAAGACCATGAGCGCGTTGCCAGGGTCGTTCGCCTCCATGATCTGACGGCACTGAGCGAGCTTGCCGCGTGCGTGGAACAACTCGGCCAACACCGACTCCATCTGCTCACGCAAGGTCGTCAGCTCCTTGCGCTCTTCAGTCGGAGCGCGACGGCCGTGGAAAATGGAATTGGCGGCGAGCACCGCGATCACCAGCGACGGCGGTACTTCGGCAATCTCTCCCACCTCCATCACGTAGTCCGCTGACCCCTTCGGCAGATGCACCATCTCCACGACGTACTCCGTCGCCTTCTTCTTTTTGCGTGCGTTCTTGCTGCGCGCCCGAAGTCCCGGACGCTTGCCTCGCTTCTTCGCTTTCATCTCAGCTCCTTGTGTCAGGTTTCGTCTTCGTCGTCCCACGTTTCTTCCGGCGCATCACCACCGCACGCAACGCACATGCGCGGGAAGCCATCGCCTTCACCCTCCAGCTCCACACCGCACAGCTGGCAGATGTCGCCATTCACCATCAGGTCGGCTATCTCGCCCATGTCAGTAGCCTGGACGGGTGGGGCGTGGCGTGGGCTTCGGTCTTTTTGGTTTGCTCACAGTCCTTCCTCCGAGTAGGTGGCCGGCGCTTGTACCGCCGTGCCGTGTAAAGTCAGCTCGCATTTGTAGACGTGGCAGGGGCGCTCACACTCGTTGGCGATCTGCTTGGCGATGTCGATGGCGATCTGCGGGTCGCTGACGACGGTGTGTGTCTGGTTGTCTATGACCGTCTCATCGTCCTCGTAGTCGCCCAACCAGACGAGGTACATCACCTTCGGTGCATCGGCCGTCATGACGCCTCCATGTCCTGCAACGTGCGCTTCACCCGCTTGCCCAACCGCTCAAGGTGTTCACCCACCTCGCGAGCCCCATCCATCTGCCCGAACGTCTCAATCGTGTCGATCACGTCGTCCACGATCTCGGCCAAGCTGTACTCAATCGTGAAGCCGTCAGCTAACTTCAGCACCAGCACATCCGGCTCGCCAACAGAAAAACGCATCGTGCCGTCCTCGATGGCAGCTCGAAGCTCTTCCCAGTCGTCAGACGTGGTGGGGTTCATGTGGGGCAGCTCCTTCACGCGAATCCGGAATATGCGCCTGTCCTGGCTGTCCGGCAATTGCCAGTAGCGTGCTGACTGACAGAGTGCGGAAAGTACGGAGCCCTGACCCTGGAAAAGTCGGAATTCCCGGAATTGCCGGAATTGGCCTTTTGAAATTCACACAGATTTTGGGAGGGGGTCGAGTAAGTAAATCCAGCTCGCCGCGCGGGTGCGGCCGGGGGTCCACCTAGGAGACGAGCCGCGACGCCACGCCACGGCCTGACCAGTTGCATGGTCAGCACATGGTCAGAGCGTGCACCTTGTTGATTCGATTGGACTACTGCCTACCCTGCGATTGCCGACGGCCCACGGCGCGATATACGGCTATCTAGTTCGGCCTTGGTGCTGTCGATCAGCTGATTCAGTTCAGCGACTGACAAGTCACTGACGGCCTTGGTGGGCGCGTCATGGTCACGCTTGAGCTGTCCGGATAGCTCCAGCCCAGTGCGGACGGCCAGCACAGTGGCGCGAAGGTCTGTGTGCTCTTCCGCCAAGATTCGCTCAAGTCGAACCATGGCCCGATTGCCAATGCGTTTAGCACGCTGGCCTGCAAGCTCACTCACTGCGCGCGCCACCTCTCCATCACTGGCAAAGGCCGACACGGCGCGCATGCTCTCAAAGCCGCATTGAGCTTTGACGTAGGCGAGCGTGCAGCCCGATGAGAGCAGGATCACGGCTAGCTCAGTGTTGGGACCATCGCCGCAGTGGGAGACGCCAGAGCTGTCCGGCATTCGATCATCCGGCCAGAGCAGTGAGACGGCAGAGTCAGGCATGAGCGCTCCAAGTTATCCAAAGGACACAAGTTGTCTTCAGAGTCGTCAGAGATGGAACCTTGAGGCGAGTCGTCAGGGACTCTCAAGGCCGCCTCCCTCCCTCCGCCCTTGCGAGCTTCCCCCGATTGCGTCTCACTTTCAATCTTTTCCGTGACTGACTGTTGACTGACAGAAACGAATCAGGCAGATTCGGCGCGTCCCGACTTACAGCGGGACATTCATCACATTGGAGCTGATCACTATGCTTTCACCGTTCTCACTGTCGTCTCCGGCAGTTTCGCGCCGTCGCGCGCGCCGTTCTTTCTCCCATTGGGAAGCGAAGCACAAAGCCGAAAGGCGCGGCGATGTCGCGGTCGCTGTCGTCTGTGCTCTTGTCTTCCTGTCTACCGTTGCGGCCGCGATTGCGGTGCTGTCATGACTGCGCTGCAACTGGAGAGGCTGGCGAAATGGATTCACGAGCATGGCGTGAAGGTGCGCGCCCATCTGTCTGAGGGTTTCGTTGCGGTCACTTGGGAAGAAACGGATCAGTCCGGCCGAGTGTTCGAAAAGTCACGCAACGTCACCAACGTCACTGAGGCGCGTCGCGTCCTAGGTTACTGATAGGCGTCACTTATGCGCGTCTCGCAAGGGCCGCGCATTCATGACACCTAACAGGAGCTGAAGACAATGGCTAAGAAACCCCGCAATCATCCGAATGAAGACAACGCGGCATTTGTCGCGCGTCTCATGTCGTTCTCTGACCATGGCGCACTGATGCAGGCATTTGTGCTCGAAGCGCTTCGCCGCTACGCGGATCAGTGCGTCAAGGCCGGTCCTGACGTTTTCGAGTCGCCACTACTGTCCGGAAAAGCGTGGCACGGATGCGCGAAAGAGCTTCAGGCCGAATTGGTGGCGCGTCATGGCAAATAGCATTTCGATCAAGGCGCAAAACCTAGCCGTTGAGGCTGGCATGCAATTCGATAACCGTTACTCGCATTGGATTGCGCCACGCGGGAAATTCGAGGGTGAGCAGTGGTATGCGCCTTACTACCATGACTGCCTGATGAATGGAGACGGGGAAAGCGCTTGCGACGCGCCAGAAGATAGCGACGCGACCGCAGACCTTTTCCACGTAGACGCGGAAGAGTCTGACGCATTCGGCATTGAATGCGGCCGATGGATTCTGATCCGTTGCGACTCGCAAGGGTTTGTCATGGTCACGGATCACGCGACCCGTGAAGAGGCCGAAACCCGCGCGCGTCAGTGGTTTGGAATCTGAGTGATGTTCTTACTGCGCGGCTCGTAAGGGTCGCGCAGTGTGAAATTCACATAGATAGGAGCTGATATGTCTGCGATTCGTTTCATAGTTCAAACCCTCTCCGCGCGTGATCGTGTCAACGGACACTCATACCGCGCGGGGTTCATCACTTCGACGGCTAGCGGAAAGCGCTTGTTTGTCTCGGACGTTGGCGGAGACGACAACCTACGCGGCACCTTGGGCCGATTGACGGGCGCGGAGACCTATCCGGCCGTTTATTCCTACGTGCGTGATATCACGAGGCGCGAGCTGGGACGCATTGAACGCGCGCAAGACACAAACGGGCGCGCGCCGATGGAACACGAGATAACGGCCGAGATGATCACGGCCCTTGAAACCCCTGAGGTGTCGGAATGAGCGCTTGGGTATGCGCGGACGCGCATTTCAATTTCATCGTGAACTTCGCCAATACAGCGCTTCCCAAGTGGAACAAACTACCGGGGGGACAATCGCTGTCCGATCCGCAAGGGCTGGCGGAATTGCTTTTCAAGGCAAACGTCAGGAGCGTGAATTACAGATACGCGCATCACGAGCCGCAACCTGAAGAGGGTTTCGTCTGGAAACCGGCCGGGGGACAAATGCCCGCGACGCTGGAGAACCTTGTGAAGTTTCTGAAAGCGCTCGATTGCCTTGAATACCAGTCATGCGAGCGTAACGACTGGGAAGAGTCTGAGGCTTTCAAAATCATCCGCGAATTGCGCGGTATGGCTATCAATTCCCTACCTGGGTATGACTCCGCGCCATGGGGGATTGACGCCTAACAATCCGCTGATGAGCCGCGACAGCGGCGAAACCTAGGGCGCGATTACAGGCGCGCCCGATGGTCCGGATATCACATAGGAGCTGTTTCAATGTTTCAGGTAAATCACTTCGCTTACTGCGGTATGGCCGACATACCCGCAACGCATGAGGATAGGCGCGACGCGCGCCGTCATGCCGCGCAACGTCTCAAGCGCTACCGTCGCCGGTTTCCCGTTGTCACGCTGGAGCGTGGCAAGGCATGGGAAATTCAGGAGCCGGCCGATTGCACGATGGTCCCAGACGCATGCGGGACCTTGCGCCTCACGCATATCACTTTCGAGTGTCGTGAATGCGGACACGAGCATGAGACGCGCGAAGAATCCATTCATTGCTGTGCGGACTATGGTCATGACTGCGACGAATGAACCCATCACGCTTGTCGTGTTTCGCAAATGGAAAGACACCGGCGACGTGATAGCGCTCTTCCCTGCAATTGAGGGATATCGGGGCGCGTGCTCCAGCTACATGCGCGTAGGCCAACACTCGGACGCGGATTACTACGGGGTTACGCGCAAAACCGTGCCAGCGACCGAGGCCGAATATGCGCCCCTGAAACGTGAGCTTGAGGGCGCGCCCTTTGGCTATCGGTTCAAAGTGATCCGCCGATATACGCGCCGCTGATGAGTCGCTGAAGCGACGAAACCTAGGCGCGTGAATGCGCGCCGATGGTCCGGTAACTAACAGGAGCTGAATTCCATGACTGACGAAAAGAAACCCGCGAAGCGCTTCCGCGACGCGATTGCAATCCAAGGGGGCGCGTGCAATCCGCATGCGATTGCCCGATCACTCGTGTCCGCATTGGATGAATGTCGCGCGGAGAATCTTGACACTCCAGCGACGTGCGCTGATCCGGCCGTGCGTCTCATCGCGCATCAGTTGGCGTACTTGCTCAAGGTCGGCGAGCTGGATTCTGACTTGCACGCGTATGGAGACGCGACCAAGGCATGCGAGGCGCGGCAATGAGCCGCGCCGTTTTCTCAGTGACATACGAAATTGTCACAGAAGAATCAGCGGCCGATGGAGAGGCTGAAGAGCGCGGCTTTATCTGTGAGGCTGCGACCTTGCGCGACGCACTGACAGACCTTTTCAGGACGCGCACCAATCGCGTGGACAGCGGTCAAGGGCTGGATTGCTCCATTGGAATCCTCACGATGATGAACGGCATGGAATACGAGACGGGCGCGTATGAGACGCGCGCGCTCCATATGCCGCGCAACGTCACGGGCGCAACCTATAACCGCATTGCGCGGCTTGCGAGGGCGCACCGATGAGCGACTATCAATGGCGCGATGGTTCCGGCTATGGCCTTGAGCTTCGCTTGCGTGAGCAGGACGTTGAATCTGTGCCTCAGTCGGGCGCGGCCGACGAATCTATTTCATGGCTCATGCGTGATCCGCATATCAAGGGGCAAATGGATTCGTTCGCCGTGCGCCCCGTCGCTGAACATCTCAGTGAATACGGGGCATGGGACGCGATTGACCTTGCTGACCATGACGTAAACCTCTCGCGCGTCCTTTGGCTCGCAATCTGCGACGTGCGCGAAATGCCTGAAGACTACGCAATCGAAACCACTACCGCTGATGAGCCTGCTTAAGAGGCGAAACCCCGCGAGGGGTCCGGTTACTTACAGACCGATTTATTGGAGCTGAATATGCCTCGTGTAATTGAGACGACTGTCTATAAATTCGATGAGCTGAACGACAAGGCCAAGGCCAAGGCGCGCGACTGGTTTCGTCAGATATCGGCCGGTGACAATGACTTCGCCGATCATCTGACGTGCAAGGGCGGCGAGTTTGAAACCTTCGCCGGATACCTGGGATGGACGATTGATCCGCGCAAACAGGGGAAGCATGAGCTTGCTATCTATTGGTCTGGATTCTCCAGCCAAGGAGACGGCCTGCACTTTGTTGGCAAATGGAACGCCAACAACGTGGACGCGACGAAACTCAAGGAGGCCGCGCCGAAGGATCAGGAGCTTCACAGACTCGCGGATACCTTCGCGCGTCTGGCGCATGACTACCGTTTCGGAGTCGGCAATCTCGAAGAGCGACACTCGCGATACTCGCATGAGTTTGCGGTTCATCCCGTGCTGTGGGTCGAACACGAGGAAGAGCCCAACGACAACGATCAGGAAGGGTTCCGTGACGCTGCTCGCTCGCTCATGCGCTGGATGTATCGCTCGCTCGAAGAGTCGTACGAGGCGAGTCAGGAAGACAGCAACGTCGCCGAAGTAATTCGGATCAATGAGTATGAATTCACGGAGGCTGGAATCCGCTTCGAATAAATATTTTTCCCCACTGATGAGGCCCCGCATGGGCCGAAACGGCGTGAGCCGTATGGGGTAGCTAGAAGAGCTAACTAGTCGCTGTGGTATAATGGCGACACTCGCATCACTTTCGGTGCGAGCGCTGTTTTACAAATAGGAGCTGATATGAATGACCCGAAGACGGCCAAGGTGTTCGCTGACCTTGAGAAAGCCGAAGTGCGTATGACCCGTGCGTTCAACAAGTGGGTCAAGCTACGCGCGAAGGTCAAACGGATGGACGCGAAGTACGCCAAGGAGCTGGCCGAGTCTCTGCCCGGAAAGATGGACATTCGGAAAATGCCTATCAAGCCGAAGCCGTGGCCGGGGCCCCTTAAGACTATCAAGGTGACCAATATCCCGGTGCGGCAGTCAAAGCCGAAACCGGGGAAGACAAACCGCTGATGAGCTGGTGAAATGCCAGCGAAACCCCGCGAGGGGTCCGGTTAAAACGTAGGAGCTGAACATGAGTATTGTTTCGAGAGTGCATGAGCTGATTGCAAGCGACGACGACGATCAGTCTGAACGGCTGCTCAACGACTATCGGGCCGCGAGCCCGGTGGAACAGAAGGCGATTGACGATGCGTTCATCTGTCTGTGCGGATATTCGCTGGCGACTGTGATTGAGCAGGCCAAGCATGACGGCTGAAACCCCTGAGTACACCTTCGCGCACCTTGAGGCCGCTGCCTGCATGTGGGAGCACGTATTGCACGCGCTTCGCAAGCATCGTGAGAGCCGAAACTACTGGGAGGAATACCGCGCGGCATACGGCATGTGTGAGCTGCGCGAGCGCGTGATTCGTCACGCGCCGATCCTCGAAGTGGCGTATCAGGAGGCCGAGAAAAATGGCTATGACAAAGCCTTCGACTGGGACTACGTGCCCAAGTACATGGAGGATCACGTCGCGAAGATACTCACGTAGGTCACTGATGAGCCCGTGCGATTCGGGCGAAACGGCGCGAAGCCGTCTGACTAACAACTGGAGCTGAAGCAAAATGGAATCTCTGATAATCGCCTTACTGATCATCGTCGCGTATCTCCTGCCGGGGATCATCGCGAGCAATCGCAAGCATCACAATTCGACGGCAATCTGGCTCGTGAACATCTTCGCGGGCTGGAGCGTTCTCGGCTGGTTCATCGCGCTCGTGTGGGCCGTGACCAACCCCGCGCCGAAGGTCTGAACCATGATCGTCAACCTACTGCCCAAGTTCCAACTTGGAATGACCGTGGTAACTCCGGGAGTGGTCGCACTCCTGAAGTTCCCGATGATGCCCGCCGTGGAGCTGGCCCCGTACATCACGCGTCACGCGGCCGGTGACTGGGGCGATATGCCGCCCGAAGACTGCGCGCAGAACGATGAGGCCCTGGAACTCGGCAATCGCGTGATGTCGTCGTACGTGGTGAACGGCGAGAAAATCTGGATCATCACGGAGTCCGACCGGAGCGTGACGACTGCGCTCCTGCCGGATGAATACTGATGGACTGGCCGAAGATACTCGGCGTGCTCGCCTGCGCAGCGTCTGCGCTGTACCTGATTCTGTTAGTTCGGAAGGGTATGGCGGAGGGCCGCAAACAACGGGAGTACGAGCGCAAGCGTGACGAGTTCCACAACCGCCACTGATGAGGCCGGGGGTCCGGCCGAAACGTGCGATAACGCACGTCTGGCAATACACAACTGGAGCTGAAGATGAAACTGAAGATGATCGCCGCTGTCGCGGCTTTGCTGGCGTCGTCGGCCGCGTTCGCGGCCACGGCATATTGGACCGGCAAGAGCGAGTATGTGACCACGGTCACCTATAAGCAGGGAATCAAGTGCGAGTACAACTACGCGGGCAACACGTTCTGGCGCACCTTCACGGGCGTCTCGTCGTGCCCGTCGTCCGTCGAAGTGGAATGATGCGAGGCGCGGAGCCGTAACCGACCCAACAACGGCAAGCTAAACCCCGGCAGGAGTAATCCTGACCGGGGTTTACTTTTTTGGAGTCTTCGCAATTCTAGAATTGAGAACGGGCACCGCTCGAAGGGTGCCCCGCGACGAGAGCAGTCCAACGAGTTCGGGCAGGAGATGGACGGGGAGACGGAACGAGCCATCTATGAACCAGCGATCCGGCCCCACCTGTTTCAGCTTCAAGAACTCAACCCGGCTCGGCTTTGCATTGCGCATGTGACCTCCTGTCATGGTTCGCTCTTCAGTCGATGGTGCAGCCAC